GACAATTGTTTAGCAGTAAGGTAGCGCCACTATTCAAAGAAATCTTTTGCGGACTCATGGAAAGTCTGCAAGTCCAGTCTCAGTAAAGGCACCACCAACATAGATCAAGTTACTATTGAAACAAATTACCGAAGGTCCTGAGACGCAACTCCCAGGAATGCCTGTCCAGACCCCTATAGTTACTGTCACTATCTTAAGTACCAAACCACCTAGGGAGTCCCGGCGTGACAGTTGACGACATCGATTCGGTCGCGCCGTGGTGAATTTGAACGATTATAGATGGCATGAATTATGTGCCACACCATCCATAATCGTTCGAAATCACCCCGACGCTGGTCTATCTCACAAACATGCTAAACACCCTTTATACCCGGTGTAGAGATGACCTGCCTCCCAGCCACGCAATGCAACCCAAGTTCTCTATTTAGAGCGTTTACTTATCCTGTGTCCCGTCTGATAATGTTGAGGATAAATGGTCGTCGGGTCACCCCGGGTGTCGCTAATCGTCCTTTCGATTTGTACCCGTGAACATCTTGTAAATAGGTCAATAGTGAGTTACTGTTGGTTGGTCAGTTCCTATGTAGATTGTTTGTCCATCGTTACTGGGCGTGTCCAAGTTATTACGGATGTTGATGTAAATGACCCCGGAACAGTAACTGCGTCATGTGGCCATCCCTTGCCGATGAATATGTAAATTGAAAGGCATTTGTTGGTGCCCCGCCTCGGCGTTGCCTAGTGCTCACGTAAATTAATAAACCTCACAAAAAGAACATTGGCCAGTGAGTGACACAGGTGCAGCGTAAAAGTCACACCCGTTGTTTTTTTTTATTTCCTGTCAAAGTCAGCGGGTTTGTACATGCAGGGTTTCCGCCCTTGGTCTGTGCTTTATGGTTTCACTTCGCTTGTCTTTTTTGACCGACGCAATATCTTTTTTATGTGTGCATTTTTCAATATACTAGATGTGAAAATACTGGGCAGTTTACGCGATTGTCTTTTTCTTCATTTGATTTACACACCAATGAATCTTGTAGGGATTTTATGGGGAAATGACACTAGTGGCATTTGCATCCGGAAAGGGCTAAGTGGGGAAAAGGTCACTTTGCCAGCGGGGTACACTTTGTTCCTTCTAAGAAAAGACCTCAAACTTTGAGGAAGTCTTGAAGAGGCGGGGCACCTTTCTGATCTAGTTCAGTGTATCTAGGCAAGATAGCACATTTTAGACTAAATTCATCAGTGGCCCTGACATTAAAATTAGTATTAATACCGTTTTCCAGTTCTAACCCTCCTTTTGTAGACCAATTTTTATCAGTCTCTAACTGAAATATGACATAACTGAAGGGCTGTGAAATCTATTTCAGTGTTTTTGTATGGCCAACTTGGTTCACATTGTCGGCTATGTTTGTCTATTAAAGCTTGGGGCATGTTATTTTTAGAATTTGATGTGGTAATATGGGATCACATGGAATATTTCTGTACAGTTCTCCCGCGGCCAGACTCACACCCCAGGAAAGCATACTGATTGATAGTTTGCAACATGGAGAATATAAACTACCAGATGGTTTCAGGGTCGAGATCGAAGATGCATTTGTTGTTATCATTAACAACTTGTTGCTTGATTCACCCGTAACACACAGATACAAGATTAAGTTATTGCGGGCGGCGCGGAACCTCATCAAGGGTGCAGACAATGCAATTTATCCACCCTTCAGGAGACCGGAGACAGAGAATACGCTTATATTTATGTATGGTCCAAATATAAATGATGCACCTACAACACTATCGGATGACTTGAGAAATTTGGTCTCTGCGTCAGTTTTTAGCAATCCCACTAAATATTTCAATGTTGAGAGAATTGAGAAAGTGAGAATTCTTATTCTCAGTGGAGATATTAGCCTTCTGGCTCCCTTTCATGGGGAGTTGGTTGAAAGTATTCTGTGTAACAAAGTTACAGAGGTCAGGCCATTGGATTTGGAAAAGTATGACTTTACGGGTAGGTTTCAGGTGGAAGGGGCAAATGTAAGAACAGGTCCAGATGAAATCCAGAAATGGTTTGAAGGTGAGGATTGGAAAAGCTCTGGAATAAAACAAGACATCATACACACGAGTAGTCTGTTTCAGCAGATTGGTTTTAATGATACCACGCGCGGGTTTTTAGGTTTCAAAAGTGAAGAAGCGGATCATTGGTTTATTATGGCCATTGCTGAAGATGGTGGCATTGTCCCTGACCGTACAGGTATAATGGGATCTGAACTGTACAGTTATGAGTCTTCTGAAGGATTAGCCTTTGTGAGTGCAAACATTGAACAAGGTGCCAATCAATTAACAGTTGTGAGGAATATTGTGAATAAACTGCCAACAGCATTGCCAATTGCGTCCCATTTTGGAGTTTTATATCGCACCCCATCACATTTTCAAAGCCTGGATGGAGCATATTCAGACCAGGTAGAGGATATGTTGATTGACAAGTTTATTAGATGTTATACAAGTGCATTTACATGCTCCGGGGTACCTACTTGCTTAGGTTTCACAAGGTTTAGTAGTGTTTTCAAGGAAGATGGGCCAATTAGCTATACTGGTAGTGTGTGTATAGGACCTGCAGATAAATTTGAGTTTCTCCCAATCACCGCGGCAATACTGAATGGAGTCAAAGACTTGGGGGATTCTCTAAAGGTTTTTCAGATTGGTGTCTTTGATTACAAGTTGATGAGTCATGAAGACGGGATTTTAAAGCATGCTGACAGTGGACGAGATGCTGTTAGTTTGATCAATCTGCTTTATAATCTAAGTAGAGAATTTGACACCACACAAATTCATGGTATTTTTGGGAATAAGAACTGGAATTGTGTAAATGTTGATAAATTGTCTCTGGCATGTGGAGAAGATTGTGGCTTAGAGATTCATCATAGTGCCTTACCTCTTGAAACTCAAAGGCGTCTTAAGCGATGGAGTCCTAGAAATATGCAACACAATTATGAGGTGATCGAAAGTACGTGGCTGAATATTGTGAGCAGGGTAGTATATATTACCATTAGGGATGGAGGTGACAAGGTTACAAGCCGAAGACTAAAGATGATGTGTCGGGCGTTTGGATGTCCGGTCTTGTATTTGGGTGAAATCACTGACACCATCACTGATATTGTTGTCACTGGAGAGTTTCACGGTTCACCTGAAAACCTGACATTTAAAAAGACAAATGTTAAAACAAGTTCTCCAGAAAACCCTATACCAGTAAGATGGGAAGCACCTGCTTTTACAGGTACATCGCCATCCATGTCTATTAGCTCTCAAGATGATGCAAAATCTCTTCTGCTAAGCATTTTACAACACCCCACAGTTGGTAGTAAAAAGTATATAGTGTATCACACAGACAGATGCGGAAATGGGCACATAGCCCAACAACAGGGTGTAGGCCCTTTTGATTGTCCAGTTTCTGATTATTCAGTTCAGATTTTGAATCTGGTACCACCGGTGGAGCAAAATATGTATTGGAGTGAATTACGTGACAATCTTTATGACATGTTTGAAGAATATCATGAAAATATAGCAGGCCAAGTCCGGGGGAATGTCTTCCAATATTCATGGCAGTATGGACTGACCCTGGAAGTTCCTGACAAGAATAAGATGTACATGGAACCTAAACTGTGGGGCATATGTTCTGCACTTGGAGAACAAAATGTGATAAGTCAGTTTGATGTAAAAGAAGGCATTGCATGGGCAATAACAGAGGCTCTTTTCAATCTCTGCCTATCTCCCTTGGAGATGTTGGAACATGTGATTGTTACCATGGCATTCGGTTGGCCCTTGGTGAGAAATGTAAAGACTGAGATGAAAGAAGCTATGCTATATGCTCGGAACTTCTGTGAAAAGCTTGGTGTCTCCTTTGAAGTTGATTTGTGCAAGCAGATTAATAATAGTGGTGATGGGACAGCCGGGCCAAGACATATCACTGCATGTGCCTCATGTCCATGTGCTCTGCCTAGTTACAAGATTACACCCTATCTTCGACTAAAAAGAGGTTCACAGTTGTTACATGTATCTTTGGTCAAAAGTTTAACATCACAAGGTAGTATATATACTGAACTGACAGGTAAGGCTTTTGGGGTTTCATCACTGAACATCAATCCACAACTCTTAAGGCAGGTGATCTTATTTTTAATCGAAATAAAGAAAGAAGGCCTAATCGTATCTGGACACGATGTAAGTGATGGAGGCTTATTTTCATGCATAGCTGAGATGGTTATTGCCAGTGCTACAAAAGCTCAAATAATTATTCCACCTAAAGTTGAAACAATAGAGTTTTTATGTTCTCAAACACCTGGAGTGGTTATACAGGTATTTTCTGAACATGTCAGGAGTATTATCTCCAAAGCAAAAAGGATGAGGGTATCATGTACAGTTATTGGGAATGTTCATGATGGGCTTCCTCCAGGTTTGGAGATTGTACAAGGGTCTGCAACTCTGGCGAACTTTTCCTTGAAACAACTGCGGGCCAATTGGGAACTTTATGCCAGTAAGCAGGATCTCTTATGGAGAAATGAAGGTGAAGAAAGTCTTGATGATTCTGTATATGGCGATTATGAGGTGGTATTACCAAAGGAGTGCTTTTACATCAATGTGTTGCCTGATGAGAGACATAAGGTGACAGTGTATCTCCTACCTGGTTGTAATAGGCCCGATGCATTACTGGCCGCTCTTACGGGTAGTGGCTGCAATCCCCGTGTGATATCCACGAGTGGCCAAACAACTCTTGGCACAGTTCATGACAGGCTCTCTGATGGGACAACTGTTGGTGTTATTATTTATGGTACACCCAATATCACAGATACTGAGAGTGGCATGAATGCTATGTCACAGTATGTTCTTAGGAACAAACACATTATTAGAGATATACAAAATGTTCTAAAAATGAGGGGTAGATTTTCAGTGGCCATAGGTCCTATGGCATGTCAATTACTCTTTGAGTCCAAGATGATATCATACACACATTTAGAAGGATCAGTGCCAACAGTAGTCAAAAATGTGAGTGGTCGGTATGAATCAAGGTGGCTCAACTTTCATATTCCTCAGAACACCAAGGCTATAGCCTTTCAGGATTTGAAGGGCTGCATATTACCATGCTGGGCACAAGGTACACATTTGGGATTCGGGCATAAGAATCCAGAGGTTTTTGCACAGATGGAAGAAAGGGGGCAGGTTGCATCGATGTTTTATGGTCAGCGAGCCTCTGATGGACCCGCCTCCAAATATCCCCTAAATCCTTCCGAAGGCTATCCCTATGCTGGCTTATGTTCTGAAGATGGACGACATTTGGCACTTTTGTATGACCCGTGCCTGGCATTTCACACAAGCCAGTGGCAACATGTGAATAAAGTGGACGCGGATAGACTTGTTTCTCCATGGAAAATGATGTTCTATAGACTACAGCTTTGGAGTATATCTGTGAGAAATGGAGCGGATATACAGTCAAGGAATGATGTTGATCCACAACAACAGTTTGCAACTTCTGCTGGTTCCTTCCCCTTTGAGTCGGTCAGGGGAGCGATACCAGCTGCAGGCGAACAAGTACCAAACATGTTTATACCTTAGGAATGTTATCACTATTAAAACTAAAACATGAAGATGATGTGTGCATTACATCATTTATGGGTGTGGTTCTGTTTCAAATTGGCTTTAAATACAGTACCATTTTCTGAATTACCTTCCAAATGCACATCTCCTTCTCCGAGAACAACCATGAGTGGTAATGGCGAACGGAACCTCCGAGAGCCCTCTATGGAACAAGTTAGAGGCCTGTTTAGAGAACTGAGCAAAACCTCAGATATTATCAATAATATACTGTGGGCTGTGCTTAATCCTCAACTTAATCATCCCCTGACTGTATCTGAGGCTCTGTTGACTTGGCTAGTTAAGCAATGCATCAAGGAAAATTTTGCAAGTTTAGTAAAATGCTTGATCGAACTGCCGTATCATAACGCTGATGAACACCTAAAAATTCAGTGGTTGCAGGATCTTGTGAAGCTTTCTTATCGTGACAATGAAGACTCCTTCGAAAAGTTTTGTGCCACATTAGCAATGGCCAGCATGTACATTATGTTTGTATTGGAAAATAGGGCTGAGTTTGTGAGTCTCGTTTCCCATGTCCTGGGCAGCTTTTATCTGAGACATAGAATGGCATGGATGGTTAGAATTCAAGGATTTTCTACTGGTGCTAGAAAAAAGTACCCTGGGTTATGGCTTTCAACAAGATTGAAGATGTTGTATAAAGTCAACTAAAATAAAGTCAATGTGAAAAAATGCTCATCACGTATTTGTGTGATATTTGCCTGCACATAATGTCTGTCCTTTAAAGTAAGCACTATATAAATGTGTCTATGTGGGTTGACTTGAGACTAAGACACAGGGAGCATGGCTTCGAAGGCGCAGCAAGCCGGTAGCTTAGAAGACAATCTAGCATCAAAATCACCCCTGGGTCCCTGTGGCTATGTGTACATATATCCTAAGGATCACTTCAGTTATTCTGAGGTCGCCCTACTTGGTGATAAGTACGACGATTCTGGAGTATTTTCTCTACCACTGTTATGTGGCTTGACTGTGGAAGAAGGTTTTATCACTAACATTAAGGCAGTCCACCAAAAACTTGACATCGCTACTGTGTCTGTGAGACTTACCTCATTTCACAGGCAGGTGTTTGTCTTTCACGGTGCCAATTTTTTCCCACCTATTTTTAGAGGACCTGGTCTAGACAGTATATGCAATGATGCCAGAAAGATTTTTGGATACTCTGAATTTACAAAGAACCAATACAAGAATGTGGATCCAAGTGACTTGTGCCCTTCCCATTTGAGTACGGACTCTTGTATCATGGCTGTTGTCATTACAGAGGGGTTTAAACAGAGGCTGTACTTTGGTCGTCTGGTGGCACTTACCTCGCACATCCAGTCTGTAATTGTAAACAAGACAGAGGCCTTTAGAATACCTCTATATGATGAGGATTTGTTTGGAAGACATGAAAACTTATTAAGGTTTAACTGTCATGAATTAAGTGAGTATTTGTACTATACTTTTTATACTGGATTGGCACAAGCATTTAGGATCAAGAATGTATCAGGGTTACTCGATGCTATACATACACAGTTTACCCAAGACAAGTACAAACTTCCCAAGCTGTCGGATATCAAGGAATACAGTTCTAGTACCATCAATGGACAAGACACCACTCTTATGATTGTTGATAATGTTTGTGCTGAATTGGCACTGAGTTATGGGATGAGCTTTTTAGAGGCACCTCACGAGAAAAGTAAAATTTTAGATTTTTCCACCTGGGAAATTTTTAGTTCCTGTGAAACACAAGAGGATAGAGTCGAAGCAATTACAAGATGGAATGCCCAACAATCTCTTCATGTACATTCACAACTCTTTTCCGTAAACTCAGTACTTTATTTGACCAAAGTTGCCAAACATGGCACAAATGCTAGAAATGATCAAAATGTTTTCAATAGCTACTACCTGCAACATGGTCTGATGAGTCTGAATGAGCAAACATTTTCAGAGAAGGGAACCCTTATATTTTCTGGTGTCCCTGGGTCCAGTTTGGATGGCAATGCCTACACTCTCTATCATTTAGCCTACAGTGCCTCGTTCTCAAAGAATAATCTTGCCAGGATCTGTTATTATTTACAATTCTGTCAGCACCACAAGAGTACTCTGCATCCTTCATACAGCATTTCTCAGTATGTGGGCTCGGTTGCAGGCTCAAATGTTTGTCAGCTATGTCACGGCACATGTCCGTGCACATGTCTTAACACCCTATTTTACAGACTTAAAGACAGATTCCCTCCTATTTTGAATGGATCAAAAAGGGATCCTTATGTTGTCACAGGCGTGACCAATACATTCAATGAGTTGGACTTTCTTGGAAATTTTGCAACGTTCAAAGAAAAGGATGATGAACAGCATCCGACAGACGATGCGCCAAAGTATACCTACTGGCAACTGAATCAGACCATTTTAGAGAAGCTGGAGGGTATGGGAATTAGAGAAGTGAATGGCAATGAAGATACATCGGGTATTGGAGAGATTACTATGAAGACATTTTTGGAGATTTTTAAAAATATAGACAATGCTGTTGATGTTGAATCTGTGAAATTTATAAACAGTCTGACAAAAAACAATATAAATTTTAGAGAATCCATTAAGGGCATCTATCATATTATCCAATTCTGTTGTAATCCCTACTGGCAGTCACCATGCAGCATATTTTTGAATTTATTCTATCGAAGTTTGTTTATGGTCTTACAAGACATAGCCCTGCCAATATGTGCCATGTATGATGCGGATAATCCTTCATTTGGGTTGCCACCAAGTGAGTGGCTAAAAATGCATTACCAAACAATATGGACAAATTTCAAGTCATTCTTTATGGACAAGGGTGTTGTTACGGGCACTGAGCTTAAGATTGTACACAGTGATATGTTCAATGATTTTTTTGACACAGAGGCAGCCAGTAACAATATCTACTGTCCCTCCAAAGTGCAGGTGAGGCTAACACGAGGCCATGTGATAGTTCCCAAAAACTTAAAGTTTAAAAACAGAATTTTATTCAGTGGGGCGAATACATCGGACCAGTACCAGATGGCATTTTTGAAATCAGTGTCAAAGAGGGAAAATTATATAGTCAATGGACCATTTATAAAATTTCTCAATGCTTTCCATTCGTCGCTTTTTCCAAATCTGAAGATTTCTGCTCTCTATCTTTGGAGTAACTTCTCAAAAAAGCGACAAATTCCTATGATAACAGATGTGGATAGTGATCTGGTAAGGAATTTGTTTTCCTATGTGGAGACAAATAGCAAGTTATTTGAAGAATTTAATTTGTTTGACTTCATTCCTGATTCCTTTATCACGTATGCCAAACAGAGGTTGAACAACGCCATTTTGCGAGCTTGTGGCCAGACACAGTTTTATGCGGGGACACTACATGCCATTGTCTCCAGACTCCAGAGTGTAGAGAGTGAAGAATTCCCGCATGTGTTGGGCGCAGTGCCCATTACCTGCACGGCTGATTATCTTGCCAAGGTCAGAGGGTTTAAGGCCCTTATCATAAATACATCCCTACGAGAATCTGCTTCTGTGATTTCTAGAACTAGACCCATTGTAACCGTACCCATTGTGGTGAACAAATATACTGGAATTACTGGGAATGCACAGTTGTTCCAGTCTGGAAATGTTGGATACTTTATGGGGCGCGGGGTAGATAAAAATCTACTTGGAGATGCTTCCTTCTTCAAGAAACAAACCAATTCATTTATGAGGAAGCGGTACATGTTTATGACACCCATTGTGGGATCACTGATTAAACAGACGTCCTCTCAAAGTATCACTCCTTTTGAATTCGAGGCAATTAAGAAGAACATACAGACAATATTAGAAGGACAACATGATCACAATGTTTTTACTAATGTGGTATGTGAACTGATAAAGGTTCTTGGACGCAGATGTAAAGACTTAACACTGGACGATCTGCAATTTTACCTTGGGCAGTTTTTCATATTTGCTGACAACATTTTGGAAAAAATTGATGTTTTAGCACAGATTGATGGTGCTTGGACCATTGAGTGGGCACTTGATGTACTGGAAACTGAATCAGTGGGAGATAATGCGGTTCAATTTATAGAATTTAATGAACCACCTTGCACTCCAGATGAAAAAATAATTACCAAGGGTTCGCCTCAATGTAACAGAAAAAGAAAGATTGTGAGTCTACTGGACAGCATAGATTTATAAAGGGCATGACACAGTATCTGGCTGCTCTCTATTCCCAGATATATGGGTTTTGTTTGGATGTTAGCATTTTGGAATATTGTGATCCCACAAGTGTTGAGAAAAATGCACTAATGATGATTGCAAATAAAATTGAAAAAATAAACGATACTGTCCTTGACTATTTGATTTTGCAAAATCAGACAGATTCGTCTTGTCTCTCTTTGGAATTGGAACACCTACTAACTAATTTGCGAGACAGGCTGAGAACTATGCTGGCTTTATGGGATTGTCCCGAACAATATTACAACCATCTTCACTTGGCCCCGGACTGTGCGTTTCATGAAAAAATTGTAGTGGACTTCTATAATGAATGTCGTGTAGAGATTCCAATGATTTTGGTGAATGATGTAGAGGCATTTTTCAAAAAGCTCAACAGTGTTTTTTACTGTATAACTTCAGAAAAGGCTATATCATGTTTACAGATATGTCTACAATTTTTGAAAAAACTGCGAGGAATTTCTCCAGTAGCTTCACCTGATGTATATGTCTCTTCTCTACCTTGTCTAGAGTGTTTTAAAGAGGTTTCGATGATACCCAATCAAGGGAAAACGGTACATGAAATGTTGGTCAATTCTGATTGTCCCCACATTTGCAAGCCTCTAAATTCTGAACCTATACAGGGTCTTTTTGAAAATGAGTTGAGACATGCAGGTATGAATGTGGAATTTGATGCCAATGAAGTTTTAACAGATGGCTCAGAGATGAAAATTATGGAAGAATCCTTAAATTGTTTACAGCACCACAATATTTTCACTGAAATACCCAAACAGATATGGGAACTATCTAATCTTATTTATTGGAATTCGTCAGAACATGCTGTCAGTGACAAGCCACAATGTTCTCAGCTCACAAAGATACTTCAAAGGAATGCTAAAATGCATATGCTGAGGCACAGCATGTTGAGAGGGAATGTACACTTTTTTGACACATGTAGTCCCCAGAGTATAGAGTTGCTCTTTTGTGGCAGTATATACAGTTCCGCAGATGATATGATCAAAGCGCTGAAATCAGACTGCTCTACAACCTTTTTGAAACAGCCACAGTTTCAGAGCATGCTCCACAAACAGAATGAACTCTTTACCAGACTCAGTAAACTTTTATATGATAAAATTTCAAACAAAAAAGAAGCTTCATCCACTGACAATGCGGATACTGAAGTGATGCGCGTCGAAGGAATGAAGGAAAGCTCCAACAACCAGATTTGGGAGGAGGCAAAGTTACGGAAGGATGCATATCTACAAAAGGTTACTAAAGAAGGAATGAAGAAGCTTCAGGCGTGTCTGGATGCACATGGTACTGTTTTAAAAAATGCATTGACTTTGAGAGTGTGGGGTGTCACGATTTATAAAGAGGCCTCAATTTTGCTGAATCATTTCCTGTTTAGGCATAGATGGGTCTCTGACTCCATATGGATGACGGACGGAACTAACAACATGTTTGAGGACTCCAAGTTTATTAAAAATTCTTTATATTCTACCAACTTAAGCAAGGAACACTTGGATAATTTAAAGTTGTTGTTTTTCTCACTGGTAAATGGTCCTCTAACATCCTTGGATGACATGTTCCCAATTCCTGAGAATGTGAAGCTAGCACATTGCCTGGACGTGGCTAATGCCATGCCTCATCATAAAATGATGTTGGTTGATATGATACATCCAAAGTTAGAGCCAAAGGATTGGATAGATCTGAATTTCAACAATTTCTATACCATTAATCAGCACGGGCTCAATAACATTCAGTATGAATGCTGGAAATATGTGAGGGAACTTGTATTATCAGTCTCTCTCTACAATAGAGTGTGGGAAAAGAATGTGAGTATCTTTAAAACGGATGGTATAAATCGGCATGGTGACACAAACATCACAAATGGAATTTATATCACATATGAAGAGAAAGCTCCACTTATTCTAATTTATAATAATAGAAAATGGATATTTAAAGACCTATATGCTCTACTCTACACACATTTACAAATGTACAATGGCCAATAGTGCAAAATATAGAGGCTGTGGTCAAGTGTTATGGATGCTGTTTCAGGTAATGTTCTACTTTGCCGTATATGGGCAATATATTACTACAGGGGCCTACGATGGAAATGTAAATACGGAAGAATCTGAAGTTACCAACCATGAGTACAATTACACGGATGCCAATACAACAGCGCCAGAAAAAAAGGACCCCAAAGAGGAAAATCAATTTTATGGTTCACCTTCTACCTTTCCTTACAGAGTATGCAGTGCCTCAGGAGTTGGCGATATTTTTAGATTTCAAACCGAACATAAGTGTCCGGATACCAATGATATGGTACACAATGAGGGTATTTTATTGATTTACAAGCAGAATATTGTTCCATTTATGTTTAGAGTGAGAAAATATAGAAAGGTTGTGACAACAAGTACGGTGTACAATGGAATATACTCTGACTCTGTCACTAATCAGCATACATTCTACAAATCTATAGCCACGTGGGAGACGGAAAAGATGGATACTGTATATCAATGTTTTAATTCTCTAAAGCTTAATGTAGGCAACAATCTACTAACTTATGTGGATCGGGATGACATCAATATGACCGTGTTTTTGCAACCAGTGGATGGAGTCACCACAGATGTGAAGAGATACGGCAGTCAGCCCGATTTGTACCTGGAACCTGGTTGGTTCTGGGGTAGTTATAGAAGAAGGACAACTGTCAATTGTGAATTGACGGACATGTTTGCTCGGTCAAACCCTCCATTTGATTTCTTTGTAACAGCTACTGGGGACACGGTGGAGATGTCACCATTTTGGACAGGCCCGGATGACAAGGAAAACAAATTAAATGAGAAGCCATGGTTTCTTACTGTAATTGATGGGTACAAGGTGGTAGATTATGAAAACAGGGGAACTTTACCTCAGGGTAAGACAAGAATTTTCTTAGATCGAGAAGACTACACGCTCTCTTGGGAAAAACATCTTAAAAATGTATCCTATTGTCCACTTACATTGTGGAAGTCATTTCACAATGGAATACAGACGGTACATTCAAGCTCTTATCATTTTGTGGCAAATGATATAACGGCTTCCTTTACCGTAGATAAGGAAGAACTGAAAGATTTTAACAAGACGTACAGCTGTCTCAAGGATGAGATACAGAATGAGATGCAAAAGAAGTTTGAAAAGATAAATTCTACCCATTCCAAGGTGGGAGAAATGCAATACTTCAAAACAGAGGGAGGCCTATTCATTGTGTGGCAACCTCTAATTCAAAACAGACTAATTGAAGCAAGAAGTAGACTCAATAATGAAGCCTTACGAAGGGTGAGGCGACAGACAGACGGCACTTCAGTGACAACAACGCCCGAAGCTACAGTCAATAATGGAAACAGAACAGGGGCAAATGAAGAGAGTAGTGAAAATGCAATCTCTGCGGCACAGGTGCAGTATGCATATGACAATTTGCGCATGAGAATCAACAACATCTTGGAAGACCTGTCTAAGGCGTGGTGTCGCGAACAGCACAGAGCTGCCCTGATGTGGAATGAGCTTAGCAAGATTAATCCTACAAGTGTTATGACTATGATTTATAATAAGCCTGTCTCGGCCAAGAGAATAGGAGATGTTATATCTGTGTCTAACTGCATTATCGTTGACCAAAACAGCGTGTCCTTACACAAGAGCCTTAGGGTTCCAAACTCAGAAGAAAGATGTTTTTCTCGCCCTCCTGTGACATTTAAATTTACTAATGACAGTACAGTTTACAAGGGCCAGCTTGGCGTCAACAATGAAATACTCCTAACCACCACATACTTGGAAACATGCCAGGAAAATACAGAATACTACTTTCAGGCTAAGAAAGAGATGTATGTTTACAAGAATTATGAGCATCTAAAGACAGTGCCACTGGCATCCATTACAACACTGGACACATTCATAGCTCTTAATTTTACTCTATTGGAAAATGTGGACTTTAAAGTGATTGAACTTTATACAAGGGATGAGAAAAGGCTCAGTAATGTGTTTGATATAGAGACTATGTTTAGAGAATACAATTACTATACACAGAGGGTGAGTGGTCTGAGAAAAGATCTATTGGATTTGAGCACCAACAGAAATCAATTTGTAGATGCCTTTGGCAGTCTGATGGATGATCTGGGTGCTGTTGGGCAGACGGTAGTAAATGCAGTAAGTGGAGTGGCAACATTATTTAGCTCTATTGTAACAGGATTTATTAATTTCATCAAAAATCCATTTGGTGGAATGTTAATCATACTAGTGATAATAGGTGTGGTGGTCGCTCTCTATTTTCTCACCAAAAAGACAAGACATTATGAGCAGGCACCTGTCAAGATGATTTATCCTGATATTGAGAAGCTGAAGGAACGTGAGAAGAATGAAAATTTAAAACCCATTAGTCAGGAAGAGCTGGATCGAATCATACTTGCTATGCACACCTATCAGCAAAATTCACTTGAACAACTTAAAGAAAAGAAGGCACCGACTCCGGGTTTTTTAAGTAAAGCACAAAATATGCTACGCAAAAGGTCCGGCTACACCAATTTAGTGAATTCTGACTCTGTTGAGATGCTGAACAGTTTGTAAATATGACTAATGGTAGGGTGTAAATGTCGGCATAGGTGTGCAGGACTATTGCTCTATGTAAAATATCTGTTCTGACTGTTATTTGATGTCTGAATCTTGTCTAAATAAAATGCTCAGGAATTTGCAGCACATGTGTTGTATCTTCAATTTGAGTTTTCTGTGAAGGTTTTACTCATCACGGCCTGCTGTATTGCTGAACCGATTGGACATTATGTCTTTCTTTAATCCACATTTAAAAGGAGGGAGAGGAGTTAAGCAGAGGTTTGAAAACAAAAACTTGAATTTTACACGCCTAATATCAAAATCATTTAGAGATGGAATTTGTGAAGACGGTGTTTACTCAATCAGTACCAACATTCCACCAACTTACTTTATAGACAATAATGAATACAGAGTGTTTCCCACTACCCGAACGAGCATGTGGACTCAGGCTAGAGGGTCCACCACTGATTGCTTTTCTGGAGAGTTAAACTTCCACGTGTATGATATCATTGAAACTGTTTATGACAAGGATAGGTGCGATGAAGTGCCTTTTCATCTACAAACGGACATTGTACCATCAGGAATTGTACTTAAACTTTTTGGCAGAACTTCTGAAAATATGAGTGTTTGTGTGAATGTATTTGGTCAGAAAGTTTACTTTTATGCATACTCTACAACAGAAAATGTCAACATTTACCATATTATACAGCAGACTATGTCTGAAAATGGCCACAGGCATTGCAATTTCAATGTGGTCAAAGTGAAAAGAAAATTTTTGGACACTTATGACTCCATAGAGCATGAAGTTTATAAAATTACTCTGTCTTCATTCCATATGATGACAGTTTTGTCCAACAGACTGAGACAATCTGGGTTTACTGTGTTTGAGGCTAATGTGGATGCAGTGTCAAGATTTATAACTGACAATAATCTTTGCACGTTTGCTTGGTACAGTTGCTCGGGTGCCGTACCCAGAGTTGCTCAATACAGAGATGCTCACACCGCCTTAGAGTTTGACTGTAGGGTGACTGACCTGGTTATACACCGAGAAAGAAATGATTGGCCCCAATATAAAATCATGGCATTTGATATAGAATGTTTGGGTGAACATGGTTTTCCAAATGCATCCATGGACGGAGATATGATTATACAGATATCCTGCATAATTTGGACAGTGGGACAAGATGAAAATTATGATAATATACTTTTATCCGTTGGAACATGTACACCTATTCCAAATACCAAAATTTATCAATTTCCCTCAGAGCTTGATATGCTTTATGCATTTTGTTCAATGATCAGAGATTTTGATATTGAGATTGTGACTGGTTATAACATTGCAAATTTTGACTTTCCATATATATTACACAGAGCAAATGTGATATACAATATGAAGGCAGAGTCTTATACTCGCACCAAATCTGGATCCATATTCCAGGTTCATAAGCCCAAGGATGGGAATTTTTTAAGGTCTAACACAAAAGTGAAGATATCTGGACTGGTTGTCATAGATATGTATATTATCAGTAAGGAGAAGCTTAGTCTCTCCAATTACAAACTCAACACAGTCGCCAAAGAGTGTGTAGGTGAGAAGAAGGAAGATGTCTCTTATAAGGAAATTCCGGCCCTCTTTAAAGGGAGTGCCAATGATAGAGCCAGATTGGGATTATATTGCGTACAGGATTCTATACTGGTGATGGATCTTTTAAAATATTTTATGACACATGTTGAAATCTCTGAGATTGCCAAGATTGCAAATATTCCAATGAGACGGGTGATCACAGATGGACAGCAGATAAGAGTTTTTTCTTGTCTTTTGGCATCTGCAAAGAGCAGAGGATATATTCTGCCAGTATCTCAAACTGCTAATTTTGAGGGATATCAGGGTGCGACTGTGATTAACCCATTGTCTGGTTTCTACAATACACCTGTACTTGTGGTTGATTTTGCCAGCCTATACCCCAGTATTATACAGGCTCACAATTTATGTTATTCCACTCTAATTCATCATGAAGACCTACATAAGCACCCACAGCTAAAGGAGAGTGATTATGAGACCTTTGTGATCAGTTCAGGGCCTGTTCATTTTGTAAAAAAACATATATCAGAGTCGCTACTGTCTAATCTTCTGACAACGTGGCTGGCAAAAAGGAAGACAATCAGAAAGGAACTGGCCGCATGTAATGATCCCAAACTAAAAACTATATTGGACAAACAGCAACTGGCGATAAAAGTTACATGTAATGCCGTATATGGGTTTACAGGGGTAGCTTCTGGTATGCTGCCCTGTCTCAAGATTGCTGAGACGGTGACTACTCAAGGAAGAGCAATGCTGGAAAAAACAAAGATATTTGTGGAAAACTTGAACCATACAATGCTTCAAGCCATTTGCTATCCCCTAGATATTCCTCTGTTACCTAAAGATGTAACCATGCCATTTAAAGTAGTATATGGGGATACTGACTCCCTGTTTATAAATTGTCCGGGATATAGCACTGAGACGGTGGTAGCATTTGGTGATCAGCTGGCACAGCACATCACGGACAAACTTTTTACCAGTCCAATTAAGCTAGAGTCTGAAAAGGTGTTTAATTGCCTTTTGTTACTGACCAAGAAGAGATACGTGGGCATACTGTCCAATGATAGGATATTGATGAAAGGTGTGGACCTCGTCAGGAAAACAGCATGCACCTATGTGCAGGAGACATCAAAGGCTGTGTTAGATCTGGTGCTAAATGATGAGACTGTTAGGGACGCTGCTAACTTTTTATCTAAGAGGAAGATATCCTTATGTTTTGAGCAGGGGCTGCCTGAAGGCTTTGTAAAAGTTATTGATATTTTAAATAAAGCCTATAGAGAACTTAGTGAAAACAGAGTTCCTGTGCAAAAGTTGATTTATTCCACAGAATTAAATAAGGACTTTTCATGTTATAAATCTCACAACCTGCCACACCTTGCAGTTTATAAAAAGATACTTGCAAGAAATGAAGAGCCTCCTCAGGTTCATGACAGAATACCTTATGTTTTTATTTCTGGAACTGGAACTTTAGTGTCTGATATGGCAGAGGATCCAGCCTTTGTTGAAGCTAATAAAATTCCAATTGCCAGGGACTTGTACTTTGATAAGATTATTCATGGGACTGCAAATATTCTTCAATGTCTCTTTGAAAATAATACAACAGCTACAGTAAACCTGCTGTACAACTTTGTGTCCACAAGATGGCACATAAACTAAAAATTTAACAATTATAGATTTAATTGCAGATATCCTGAAGCAAAATAAATGTTCCATAATTGAACTTTCAATATTCTGTTTGTGGTTTTTCCAATAATCTCAAACATGGAGACATTACATATAAGGTTGATGACACCATGGTAACAAAACATGCTAGCCCTCATATGAGGAACTAATGCTCTTGAAGTTTCTTTGCTTTGCTCTACACAGAGAAGCTTGGTCTCATTTCCCTGGCCTCCTAACAGCATCACTTGAAGATCCTGTAGCAGCCAATATGGATATACTCTTGAATTCTACTCTTGAATGGGGACACGTGACGGGTAATGAGACGAACGCAACATGTCGAGCTGTATACAATGCAACTGTTTTTTGGATAGGAAACACTGTGCAATTTTTGGTCTTACTTGCCAGTTTATTCTTTCTTTGGCTTTTTGCATGTAGAGCTAGATTTAAGCCGCAGAGTAATTTGTGGCTCTCTGTCTATGTGCTTGCCTACCTATTTGCAATTGTATCACGGCTTATACAGGATTTTTCAACGTGGCCTTGGAAATGTACCCTTACAGAATGCATGCTACTATTCTCAATGCTATTAACCTCCGCCATTGTGGTTGGGATGACTTTTGATCGGTGTGTCACACTATGGAGAGGAAGCAAAGGTGGAATGACGGTGGTTCAGATACTAGTCTTTGTTGCAGTTTCTACATTGTTCTGTCTTTTGGCAGTTGTTGCTAATCTTATAAGTTTTGGGGAGAATTATGCTGCACTTGGATTTGATGGCAATGAGTCATTTAAATGTCGCCAGGCTACAAGTGTTGACAGTCTGAAGAATAAGTATGTGCTAAAGGCAGTGTACTTCAGTCTATGTATGCTCATTGTACTTGTGGCAACTTTTCTTACCGTTTGTAAAATACTGCATACAAAACTAAAAAGGAAAACAGAGATTGTGGTTAACTTGATAATTGTCAACCTGCTGATCTGTTTCACATGGTTAGTGATGATCATATCTTCACTGATACAAGCAGTGACTCTGGTGGACACATGCCCTTCGGCATTTGCGACAGGAATTGGTGCTTACCTTATGCAGCTGACTGTGCTTGGCATCCTTCTGATGTTCCTCTTCGCATCTCAGCATCTGAGAAAAGTTCTGCGCCAGACAGTTGTGATTTGGTGGAGCAGCAGCTCATCATCATAATTCAGATCATCACGTGTGTGCAAATGGCTCCTGTATATATAATTGGAACATATGTAAGTGTTTTCTGATTTCATTAAGTCTACCATTGACAAGAATATACTCAGCGTTCATCACAGAAAAAGTCATGGACACTGCAGTCACTATTGATCTTGGACTATGGACTCTCAGAGCAAGTTTTGGACGTTTCATATTGGTCAACAACTATGATATGGATTTTAAGCTCAAAATTACACACTTTAATCTTCCATTCTCAGTTAAGCATTTAGCAGATGAACTTGTGTCATTTGGACTAGTGAAGTCATTGTTTGATGTTTCAACAGTACGGGCTTCATGTGCGGTCATTCTTCAGTGCGGTCATTGTGAACTTTACAGAGTATTGCCGAGCTGTATTCTGGACTATACAACTGATATATCTGTTTTCATAAAAACGAACACTGCCACACTAAGGGCGGGAGAACTGTCTTTGGTTTTACTATTCATCACACCCATTCCTTCATCAAAGGTGTCTTGTACAATAGTGGCAACAAAGAGCGAACGAGATTTAAAAATTACAACACTTGACGGTGTCCCAAATTACTTCAATATAGGTACACATATTTCAGGAAGGATCCAACGGAGTAGGGAAAATATATATGAATTAGTAATTAGAGGTGAATTTCCAAAGGATTTTATAAATGTGAATGAGATTTTTTGTATGGATGACAATGCAGAGATAGTTGAGATTAAAACCTTATTGATTGAAAGAATTGATCATGAATCCGTGAAAATCAGTATAACTACATTTAACTCTGAGAAGGATAGTCTGGAAATTAGAGCTAAGTTTTCCTTTGAAAACAAGCCAGAAGTTGTATTCCTACATTATCTGGGTTGGATCAGCTGTGGGTATGATTCAAAGGCTGTACCAATTTATTTAGACCAACAAAAGACCATGCGACCATTTGAGAGCATTAAAGTAAAGCTCAAAACAATGTATGGAATATATGATTCATCTGCACGTGGGACAAAAATTGCAGTCTGCGGTTTAAGTGACACGTCCTTTTGGATTGCGGAATCCAAAATATGGCAACCAATGTCAATCATCGTTTTAACCATACACAATATAAGTGACAGAAGCATCACACTCTATAACAATCAGCCAGTTGCAATAGCATTAATAATAAGATGTAAGACTGTGGAGGGTCGACAGGGTGACGGGACATACTTTGATGCTATCAATAATTCACTCTACTGGCAAGACAGTGAGCTTCTGGAAGACTGTTGTACCTTCCACTGGCACCATCACATTGCAGTGAGAGAATCCTGTCAGGAAGAGTCGATGATATATTGATGTCTTCCAAAAATGTCTTTGATGAGAACAAGATTGAGGACGAGTTTCAAAAGAATGAAGAAATCTATCAAGACAATGTTGACGGCAAATGCGTGGACATTTACCATCTATAGGACCTATATCAGATTTACAAACAACAAGAAACTGAAACTGACAGCCAATGATGGCTGCCTACCGCCATGCTCGTCGCTTGAAAACATCCTACATGAGGAGATTCCTGGATACTTCTACAATAGTATCCTAATGGAACACAAACAGATTACTTTAAAGTTTTTGTTGTTTGGAGACAGCGGTAATGCGGTGGCAACCAAACTACAATTTATTTGTGACTCTGTTTCAGAGATAAATATTGAAATCAAGCGGCCCAAATATGTGGACATTGCCGAAGGGGCATTGGTATTTTACATTGTTCCTCTTGATATAGTTACACCCAGAGGCTTACATTTGAAGTGTCTGGGTGATAAACATGACTGTATTATGAACAGGTCCTGTGTACAGGAAGCAAGTGAGATTTGCTCAGGTGAACCAATTGTCCATGTTTTTGGTCAGGTGGGGTGGTCGATGCAGGAAGAGTTTCCGTATTTGTTGACACAGAAAACAAAGTTTATGAAGAGTGTGTGTAGAATCCATACACCTGAAGGCAACGTGTGTCCTGTTCATGCGATCAGGTATGGGGATAATTACTGTAAGATTTATATCAACAAAAGCTGGGCATGTGATCATAAAGAGACGGTTCATGTGCGAATGTCTATGGTTAAGGATGCCCTTTTGTGCTTCAAATTTAATCCATATGTTGGCATACAATGGAAGTGGAATGAGAACACAATTCCGATTGTATATATGGGCCCAACTGTGTTGATCCCGGGATGCTGTGCAACAAGTATTGAATATACTAACAAATATTACTGTATGAACGGAACTTACATTACAGCCTTTATTGTGAACATTTCCAGTGGAGATGTTGATTTTGAAATTGAAACTTGTCAGTGGATGCCAGAGTCGACTGCAGAAATTATGGTGAAGAACAATTCCCCATTTCCGCGGCGACTGGACATGGGGACTCAGCTTGGGCAAGCTTATTTTATTTTAGCAGAGAGATACGTACTTGGGGACATGTTGCCAGAATCCATGCTGAAAAGACTATCTACTTGTGTAATTCTTCCTGGAAATATTTATGTAAATGCAACCAAGTTAACAAAACTGACCAAGACTTCCTGTTGTGTCAATTGTATTGATTTAAAGTAGATTGATTGTATGCTACAACAAAATACTCGGTCCTCTGTGGGGAACATTTTTCAATAAATGTACAATGTTGTCTAAATGAATTTGGCTTGGTTGTAACAAGTGTCTGGGCATCAGATGGGCTTTGTGGGGCTCCATATCAAAACGGCACAAACTCACCAATATCCAGACACTTCTGACTCAAATGGTTCATAGGTGCCTTATTTAATCTGCACGTTCAATAGGAGTATCTGGCTAAATAAACTCGCTTTTGACTTTTACCTCTGTTGCACAACAGTCCATGGTAACTACGAATTCCACTTACATAGTTCTCCAAACGGTTGCAAGTTTATCTCCTTACTTGCCTTCATTATTTCACATTACAAACAACACATGATACGTACCTTTGCCAGGGAGATTATTATCGCAGCACATTGTCCAAACAACTGTTAATGGAGAGGTGGGTACCTGCTATTTTGACGAGGTACCAAGCTCTCGATCAACACCTGTTCAGACAAGCTGATATCATTGCGGCCATCCATGTAAGGTTATGTTCACACCTATTTCAATAAAAGCAGAACAACATACATAATCATAGCTGTTCTAATGTCCATACCTCAGATACTTGAATTGGGCACCACGTCTTTGATGAAACCACTATTATGGTAACACATGGATCTTCTAACTACACTTTTAGCAAACAAAACAACAAGACTGTTCCCACACCATTTGATATTGTTGCCTCTTAGAAGTCCCATAAATGCCCATGAAGAGTCCATCTTTACTAGCTAGTACAACTCATGTTTTAATCGAGTTCACAGATGTTTGAAAAATTGATCATGTAGAATATTCTTGCTGCCTTTATGTGTACGAGACCAAACACAGCGAGACCTCTATACATGATGTGGGGTTTGCAACTTATCCCAAACTGGTGTTCTAGAAGGTAGCACTTCATGAATAGCGAAGGTAAATGGTTAAAATACTTTGTCTGGCACAATACTACATCCCCTGCCATGATCATAAACGCACATGAGCAGCTGTTGTAGTATCTATTCAGGCAAAATATGAAAGGCTAGTTTTCTCTGACAACCACTATCATTGACTGGCTTACATACACTGAAACTGAGAAACCAGAGGACCAGTAGAGGACATGTAAGTAAGTATGTGTTTATTTTGGGGGTACTTATTAATCCACTCTAAAGAGATACCTTTCCCTTTAAAATAAACATCAAAGGGTGTGGAAGGAAGTTGTCAAATGAGTGGCCAAAAATACTATATACATCAGGGTCTTTCCAGTTTGTCGGGAAGACAGGATGTTCCTCACCTTAAAGTATGACGCACATGTACAAGATGTTGTGGCTTTGTTCATCCTCTTCTAATTTATCCTCTGTTACTGGCACCATCTGCATTGACAATGCATGCCTTTTGAATGATTTGTCATTGTTAACACGGTGGTTGATAATATAGTATGTGATTTTATCTGGAACAATGTAGGATACTTAAGGATACATGACCCTAAACTGTTAAGAAAAGAGCCCATGGTTTCACTGGGAACCATGTGAAGAAAGGACTTAAAAAAGAAGCATGAACCTCTACCCAAAATATGACCCCATAACATTTATGAGAAGAGATGGGCGCTGTGGGATGCTATCTCCTGGATATGTTGATTAATTTGAACTGCTATATAAACAGCGCTTTTACTCCTGTTTGCTGCATCACGTTGATAAAGATTTATTCACTGTACCCATCCTAGAACTATGAAGGAATGCACCATCAAAGTAACCACTTGCAACTTTACTTGAGAAAAAAGAATGCATGCATCTGATGAAACGCGTGGAACTTTATATAAAGACTTATTTCAGGATATACTGACCATTGAGTGCCTTGAATTAATTTGAATGTCATGGTTGATTTAGACTACAGCTTCTACTTACATGTATTGTTTGTCATGAAGATACATCAATGTATTCAACACTTACAGAAAACTAGGGTGATCGGAAAAGGACATGGAGAACACACTGGAAGATGTATTGCTCTTGCATCCCTCATGACTTATATGGGAACACTTTCACAGAGTGTGATTCTTTGCGTCTTGCATCCATGGTCTTAGAAGTCACCTTTCTGTTACTATGTATTTATGAGGGCATTACAATACTTTTCATTAAGCATGTAACCCATGCTGAGTGAGAAGCAATGCTGGTGAGCCGCATTTGGGTTTTTTGCTATTGCATCCTAACCGTGGGTAAACCTTAAAATGTGCGGTTTCTTTGCTGATTGCATCCAGTATTAGAAAGCCTGTCCCTCGTACCTGTATCTTTCAAATTCTCAAATAAAGGAGAAACATTGAAACTATTGATTGTTTACTGTTTATTGAGTAACTCATCACAAAATAGCTTTTGTAGAGTATTGGATGGGTTTGGTTGGGGTTTCAAACTGGCATTTATGGTCTTCGGCGTATGTTCTTGGAGTTTCACTTCTGACTCTGTGGTCACATGGGCTTCCTCCTGCTTAACCACAACCGGATTCGGGTCTTTGGATGATTCAGGGGGACTCCCCACCTGCGGCTGCATCGCCACTTGAGGATAATTGTAGTAATATGGCCATCTGGAATAATAGGGCACTGGATCTTGAACATGCTGACTCTGTCTCAATTGTCTTAATTCACTCTGGATTTCAGACAGACTTTTTGTCAGTGATAGGAGATCCTTCTTAATTAACATCGACTCTTCACCTGGAAAAATGGCATCTTCGTCCACAGATTCTCGTTTGCGTTTGGTAGTTTTAGGTACACTCTTTGGGTATGGTTCATAAACTGACTGCAAATTGCCAGCAGCTGCATTTACAGGAACGTAGAACATGGGCACACCTTGGGCATCTGTACAGTACTGAGGAATCATTTGTGGAACTGAATATTGTTGCATAATGGGATGATGAGGTACTGTTGTCATTGGATGAAAGGGTGGCCATGAACCCCCATAATTTTGTGGATAATCATACTGTTTGGGTTGCGGCGATGAAGTCTTTGACAGTGTAGACTCGAGCATACTTAGAAAGGTAGACTTGGGCACGTGTATGAGATCGTCCCCATTAGGTTGCAGTGTCATCCTGTTATCCCTAAGAATTTGTGTTTTATTTTCTGTTTTAAGTTCACCGTTTCCAAGATCAGACTCTAGTACTACACCTGGACGGGTACTGGCCTTTAAATATGTGGAAGGGTCTATATTTGCGGCCCATTTATCCATTTGTAGTAGTTTCAATCTATTGCTAATAAAAGATGCATCAATTAACTTACCCAATAAAGACTCAATGTTTATTTGAAACTCTGTTATGGGTTCATAGCTTATTGATTGAGTCTGAGTTGTGATATAATCAATATCTTTAGATGTAAGTGATTTAAACTTAGACAAAACCCAAGAAAGGGTTTCCCCATAAACTGCAACAGATCCCCTTCTTTTGCCCAGTGCACAAATGGACACATGCTGAAATGGTTCATGTTCAATATCAGTAGGAGACAAATAATTGGGGTGAATAGAAGATAAAGAGAGACCAGGTAACCACGAATGTAAAATCTCGAGCTTCGGATTTGGAGGAAGACTGTCAGGTGGTTGCCGTGCCACATCGGATTTATCATAGAGTGTGCTCAGCAGATTTAGGAATCCTTCAGAATTAATCACAGAGACGCAGAATAATCCGGTTTCTGTAAAGAAGAGGCCCAGAACCCATCCTATCTGAGTTGAATCTAAGTGTTCTATGGTGAGAGGAATAGCCCTTTTAAGAGGCAAAAATGTTTTCCATATGCTGACATCTAAATAGAGGGACGGGTCATTCTTGGGCGATTCTGTGATATCAACAAAACCTGCCACAAATACCACCATGCTTGGAAAGTATGTATTTGAGGGCAAGCCAATGGATGATGGTTTAAAGAACCTTTTTTGGAAAATCATGTTGGGCAAAAGTTTAAATACATTGTCCAACAATGAACTAAGGTACTGTGAACTAATGCTAAACAAGATCTATGAGTTTACACTGAATGTATACCTGATTAGAGAGGCTATAACAAACTGCGCAGTACGGGACGATAAACTTCTGAGCAGAAAGGTCCCTACAGAATATTGGAAAATGTTGTATGATACGTGTCAAGTCATGAATATCAGTTCAGATGTGTTGAGTCATTCTGGACAGAGAGGAAGCCTCTGGTTGTTTTTAAACTCAAATCCCAAAATACTGAAGGGGATGTACACACACATCCTTAACTACATGGGAATTTTCCAAAACATTAATATCTCACCGCAAAATATGACAGATGGAAATTTTCTGTTTAATTTTGGGAGTGTGTTACCATCCAGATTTTTAATGGTAGTTGGATTTTGCATTGTGTTTTGGGGTGTGCAGAAACTTGAACCATGGGTCAGAAAGTTTGTCCGTATGATTTTTATTCTTTATATGATTTTACTTGGACACATTATCCCCCAATATTCTATTTTTGATGTGTCTGTATCGAACAATTACTTGGGACTTACATCATCCATTTTAGAGGACATCATGTCCCTACATGGAACACTGCCCCCAAGTGGTGAAATAACACACGTCCGGGAACTGGACTACATTTTTATTTGGAATAATAGTATTCTTCTAGATCACAGCAGTTGATACAGGTAAACACGCAAATACAAGAAAATATAGTCTGTCATAATCATCACCGCCGCCAAACTGGGTTTTGATTACATCAGATACTGTTGTTATGGGCGATACACTGGACATAATGGAGGCCAGACCTTCCTCAAGTGAAACTCGCAGCTCAGCCTTAACCCTCAGGAGTTCTCTTGCATCTTTAAACAGCATTTTGTGATTGATAATATTAAAAATCTTGTTGTACTTTGTCCCTGCTAAGTTTACAAAATGTCTCTCGGGATCGGAGCTAAGGATATCACCTGTTTCTAAAGCAACAAGTACCAATCCAGGGAATAACTCGCTCGTGGAAATGTTTGGATTAAATTTTAGCATTGGGAGCACATACTGATTCACTAAAAATGAAAACAGTTGACCCTTTTTAAAAATTGTCTGTTTGAGATCTCTTTGGGAAAATGAAGATCCGAGCAGTGTTAGCAAATTTAAACGCCTGTTGTCAGGTATAGAAATTTGAGCATTACTCAGGATGAGATAGACAATAATCATGTACTCTGCTGCCTTGATGCCGATTCTCAGATTAAATTGATAGGACAAAAATGGTGGAATGTTTTCTGAGAAAATGGTTGAAGTGATTGCATACATGAGGTCCAAGCCATCCACTGCACCGGGTGTGTGTATTCTATCGGGCATAAAAATCACATTGGATTTCAAAAGGAGGTTGTATAATTTATGCCCAGTAAAAAAATCTTTGCTGTATTTAGAATCATTTCCCAAAGGAGCTATAACTGTTTTATGCAGGTTACTGGCAATAGTGAACTTAAAGTTTCCAGCAGGGGCAAGGTTTTTTAAATCCGTAATTAGCAAATCAATTTTGGACCCCAGATTTTCTAAGAGGCCTGAGACATCGCGCGGGATTGACGCTGATGTACGTTTACAGAAATATGCATTGATGATTGTGAGCCCTGCACAAAAGTCAGATAAGTGTCTCTCATCTGTATAAAAATCTACATTAGCTGATGCCACAGTATTGAGAACCTCTGTCATGAGCTTCAGAGAAGTTGAGTGCTTAAAATTAATAGATCCCCTAAGTTCTTTAGGAAACACCCTTCTCTGCATTGCATTGGCAGTCATAGATGCATACCATGGACCATAGGAAGGTAGCCAGATATTTGGAGATGTGTAAAGGCTTGCCAAAAACTCCTCTCTGAGGTTTTTAACAAATGTAAAACCAGAATCACCAGGTGCAATCATGATTGTGTAAACCTGTGCAACATCACTGACTTGATTGTCTTTGTCAGAATGACTAATGCCCTCTTCATGACTCTGAGGTTCCGAATAATCCTCTCTACCTGCACTTTCTGTTGTTAGTCTGTTTGTCAGTTCTTTTAGTTGATTTAGATCATGATGAATATCACTGGTGTTTTTTAAATGTGCATCTACCATATTAGCTAACTCCGTTTTTATAAGTTCAGCTTTGATGAAGTTGAGTTGCCTGTTTTGCAGTTGGTTTCTGTACAGCATGGCTGCTTTTTTGGCCCTTTGTAATGATTCGGGCTTTATGCTTAGGTAGTGCTTTGGACTGGGTGACCATAGAGAACTTCCCTTTGGCCATTTTTTTATGACCCTTATTAGGTATGATGGATCTTCGTAAGCCTGCATCCTCCCGTGCATACAAAAATGCAGATAGTTTATCTCCTCTTGTGTTTATGTGAATTTTTTTAAGCTTGGGCGTTTCTGAGTAAATAGTTTGAAGTGTCTTCTGACATTTAAATAACAAATGTGGTACAATAGTCCATGCCTCCGTATCTTTGGGTGCATGGTTGTATAAATAAGTTGTGGAGTCCAACAGTTGAGACAAACCCTGGGAGATCTGAGCAGCCTTGACATCATTGAGAATAAACTTGCTACCTAGACTTGTCTTCAGTTCGATGACATAACAAACTCTGCCTTGCTTGGAGACTGCCAATACAATACAATCTGCGATTCTTGAACCTAAGGTAACCTCAAAAAAAATCTTGAAATTTACATCTTTTCCACATGGGTGAGCAATTGACAAGAAATTACTCAGATGTGTGAATGTTACATACTGTAACATTTTTTTGTAAACGCGCTTATGTGCTAAGACTCCGGCCCTCTTTCTTTTATCAGGTAATTCACTTAACTCGAAGGTACCTTTATATGAATTAAGCATGGCCCAAAAACCCGGATTTGCGTTTTTTGACACAGTTGGCATGACAGGATCTGAAAACTATGATATTCCTAGACACGAGGACTATGATGTGCCAAAATCTTGGAATGAACCGAGTGAAGATACTACTTTGGATGACAATGGAAAGTGGGAATGTGTGTTTTCAGATGATGACCTCGAAGACCGCACTCAACCTGTATCAGAAATGAGCCCTAAACCCGAACCAAGGCCTAAAAAGAATAGATGTAAGAAGGAATTGGTACACCACTCACTGTGTAATACTTTGGGTCAACTGTATCAGGTTCCAATATGGCCACCAATCCTGGCTCCAGAGGGATCGGACCGGAAACGGGTTCCTAGGACAGAACATGCAATAACTTATAATACTGAACATGATGAACAGAAAGACGATTTTCAGATAGATGGTGGTGTTTCTTTAGAAGATTTGGCCGCGAGCTTAAAGGAAAGTCAGCTTTCTGACAACATCTACGAGGAGATATCTGATACAGAAACAGTTTCCAGAGAGCTGGACTTGAGTCCCACTCCATCTTTGACAAAGACCAAGAAGAAGATGAAGTCTAGCAGTAGTAAGTTGGCGTCCCATGCTGCAAGGATTAAAGAGTTGAGTGGAAGTCTTTTTTCAGCTTTAAATTTAAGTGATGGTGGAGATGATATGAACCAATCTAAAGGACCAAAGAAGGAAGAGGTGCCAATATGCCTGATCGAAAGAAGCATAAGCAGTAATTATAAAAGGGCATGTTGCCTGTATTTTGAGGGTGCCATGGCAGTGGGCAAATCCACCATGATATCACATTTGCAAGAGGTGATAGAGGAGGACAGCATCATAACATTCCCAGAGCCAATGTATTACTGGACCAAGGTGTACAACAATGTTTTAAAACGTGTGTACAAATTAAACAAATATTACAGAGTTGGGAAGGAATCTGCATCTGCAGAGCTTTTGGCCTGTCAGATGAAGTTTATGACCCCACTCAGGACAATGTGGACTTTTAAACAGAGATGTATTCATGCCGACAGTCAGCCTGTAACTGTTACCCCATTTGACAAGTGGATTATTTTTGACAGGCATCCCCTATCGGCAACTACAGTGTTTCCATTTATTTTGCTTAAAAAGGGTATGCTGTCTTACCATGATTTTATTCATCTACTAAACACATTTGTTGCGGCAGAAGGGGACACTATTGTGCTTATGTCCCTGGATGCCGATGTAAATTACAAGCGGCTAAAACATAGGTTTAGAAAATATGAGGGGCATGTTGATCTGATCCACCTTAAGGAAGTTAAGGCAGCATTTCACGCTATCTACTGCGCATGGCTATTTCTTCAATATTTTTCAGTAACGGATGCTGTAAAGATATGTACAGGATTATCGGATATTCGACTTCTCTGTCAGAACAACAATAAAAGTAAACTGGCTTATGACATGGCATCAAGAATTTGGCTTAGGAGTTTTTTTGCAACCCTTGCCGAAGTAATAAAACCATTTACTCATGACTGTACACTTATTGAGATATGTACTAACTTTTGCTATGAGCTACAAAAGCTACAGTTTATAGTCATTGATGTCTCAGAATTTGAGAATGATGTAACCGGGGCGTGGACAAACATTTATACACAGGCCATGAAAAACTCCGGTATTAAAACACATATTTTGGACTGGACGGCTCTTAGGAATTTGTCCAAGGAGGCATACAAACATAGCTAGGTATGCATACTTTTGTCTATTTAGCTCTTTTATTTCAACTTTCCCTACCAAACTGTGGGCTTGCTACCGCGCCGACACCAGCTGATGTGAACCGAGTACCACTTTCTTATACCTATCCTCAAACTTGGCCTGAATTGGCATCATCTGCACATACTGCGACCGATACCCCACCAAAAGTTACACCAATAAGCTATGCTGAGACGCCGACGCAAACGACCACAAAGCCTTCAAGGAAGACAGTTGATCACCTCACTGTGAAGATTGACCCAACACATACAAATTTTACTGTGAACTGGACACATATCATGCAATATGTTTCTCTGACAGAACTTGAAACTATATGGAATGAAACAGATGTCTCCGAGCCCTTAATGGCAACACTTACGAGGTATAGTCTGGTCTACAAGGTGGATAAGAATGCCACGTATATTCCTGGAAATGGATCTACTCCCATGTGTCCTCCGTTCCATGGCCATGAGAAAATCAACTTTACAACTGGAATGTTTCCAACTTCATTCAAGTCTTTTCATCACGGTCATGTGGGAATACGAGCAGATCAATTGTTAGCACAAATGTTTTTCTACCTCTCTTATGTGTTTAAACATGATTCCATAACCCATAATGTGTTCTACTCAGCAAGAAGTAATATAATTTATGTGAGTGTATCCTTTCTGAGAGGAAATTACCAACTTTTAGGCATCATTACCAAGTATTATATGTATACAACATTGATTAGAGAAGAGACATCAAAAATACAGCACACCTTAACCATGATGTTCGGGGAAAATAATAAGCTACCATCTGTGAAGGGATACATGACCAGGGAGGAAATGACAGTTGCAAGAAATGACAGGTTTTCCCTGCTTGTTATATCAACATATGAAGATTATGCTCATATTTATAATTACTTTCAACCAACCTGGAGTAATGTCTTCAAAAGTGTGACGGAGCTTTCAGTGAGAAAGCTGGCGGTTAGACTCCAAGAATACCTAATAATGTTTATTAAAAATGGAGGATGCGAGGAATTGAGAATGGATACAGACTTCATTACTTTCTTTTTTGAGTTCATAGCACTTTATTATAGGTTTGCTTCAGATGTGGAGGCCATGAAGACTAATTATTTGGATTTTGATTGTCTGATAAACACACTATTTGAGGTTGAGATTGTCACAAATTTAATGGAGGTATGCTTCACAAGTTTCTATAGAAGGGGTTTTGTATCAAATGGAATAAGTAGAACAGCAGCATCCCTCATTGGAAAGATGCCACTGAATGGTCATGAATTTGAGATCACTGATAAAGAATGGTTCCTCAAAAGTCTATACTTTGCTGATTTTGTTCCCTATATATTATCAAAAAGTCTCTATGGAATCACAAAGATTGTCTTACATATTTATACAAATTATGTAAATGACTTCAGCATTATTTATTCTGATAGAAAGCTTTTGTTTTATATCTATCTTGCTATGTCTAACTTTGAACTTAACAACAGTACTTCAAGTGATCCCAACCTCATGCTTTTGTATCGTCTAACCACATCCATGTGTAGTGCATCTGAAATTTCCCATAATGTGGAATTCTGGGCCAAACCACATGATCTAGATGTGTATAACAGTTTTAGTCCATGCTATATGAGCCTTCGCTTTGATTATACTAAGGAAAAACTTGCAATTGAGAGTATGCAAGAGCTATCACTTTCAGAACGGCAGAAGAAAGAGGGCATAAGCGTGCTATTTGACATGCTTCATGGACAATACAATAGAGTAGCTATGGATAATTTGGTCATACGAAAATGTATTACAGATCCTTCCAAGGTGATGTTAATTATCCCCTTTGAAACATGCACATATGTCATTTCACGTGAAATTGTGGCATTTGGTAGAACCTTTGATGTCTCAGATACATTTCTAAAATCCAACATGGTGGTAACTGTAGTTGCAAATGACAGATGCATTTATGACAAGATTGCCAAGACGACGAATAAGATTCCTATCATCTACAATATCACGAGGCCGCACAAACATTGTGTTATGTGCCAATCAGCCATACTCAGTTATGACGAATACGACGGTATTGAGGCCACAGCCTTTATAAGCAGCCTAACAGTTCAAAATCATATATTTTCTGACCATTCCAGCTTCTTTGATCCCCAAAATATGCATACACATTATCTTTTATTGATGAACAATGGAAGTGTGATTGAAATCAAAGGATTTTACAAAGGACGAGCAATGAATATGTTAATTGTACTGTTGTTCTTTATTGCATTTTGTGCTGCGATGTTTTTAGTTTACAAAATCATGTATAAACTCTTATATTGACAATAAAGCAAACATTTTAACCAAATTTCTTTCTCTGGCTACTTCTTGAACTGTGAGATATCTTTCTAGAAATTTAACTAATCTTTCAAAGGATATACCTCTGCATATAATGTCTATAATACTGGCACTAAAATTGATTGCATTTTCTTTGTCAACTGGTGGAAACATTAGGAAATATTTTTCCAGAGCCAATTTCATCGCACTATGATCTGTTCTAACAATTACAGGGGCATCAAAATGATGCTTACTGATAGAATTTAACGAGAAGACAATATCTTCCAACTGTGACTTAGCTAATTCTACAACCCCTTCAAAGAAATTGTATTGTGCCTCTGTTAACTCTTCCAATAGATGAAACACTTGCACAAAATCATCCATGCAATTCTCAAGCCCCATTCTGTACAAAAGCACATGCTTTATAAACAGTCTTTGGATATCATTTATGGAAATACTTGGAATCACATGTAAGGTATTGTGTGATCGAAACATTATCATAATTGTGTTAAATGACCTGATGGGACAGCTTCCTATGGTCGGTGTATGGCGTGCCGCGTAGAAAATTTTTGCATGCAGAGCCGCTTTATCAGGATTTGGGGGAAAGGGTGGTGACCGTTTCTTCATAATTGGTTTGCCAATCTGTATCATATTAAGGGTACGTATACCCAATGGCTCTTCGGGATCAAATTCTTTCAACATGTTGAGAGATTCATTAATTTGGACCTTCTTCATACGGTCCAAATAAACAAGGTCTTCAGTAAATTCAAACAGTGGCTTTGCACCATCAAGCTGTAAGCTTGAATTAATCATAATGGTTGTATTAAGTTTTACAGGACAGGGGGCAAATTCTTTTGTGAGAATCATAGGCTGTTTGTAGAAGACAATATTATTTCCCTGTTGAAAGCCAATACACAACCTGGAACCAGAAATGTAAGGATGAGGAGAACATAATATCCTGATGAGTGAAGTGCTCGGATTATTCTTCTGGTGTAGCATGCACTCATTCCTGGAATCATTGTCAATTTTTGAAAACAGAACTGGAATGGGAAGGGTTTCACCCTTCTGTTCCAATATCATACATAGGGTCTTTGAATGAATAACATGAAATATAACCTTTGTGGAAGAAATAACTACAGCTCCATTAGTAAATTTTGCGGTTGGGCTTGAAATCTTTAAGACGTTTTCCATTTCCACAGAGGTTTCAGTGTTGAGAAATGTTTTTTCTTGAGACATGAGCGCTTTATAATATGCCTGAGAATTTTTTGCTTAGTGTACAACATACCAGGATTGGTTTTATTTATATAGGAAAGAAAGTTTGCATTTCTGCCACACTCATCTACTCGTATTTTTTTGTTGTTGATGAGGATCTTTGGAATGGAATTACAAGTCTTGTAACCAACAAGGGCACATTCATGTTTATTTTTAGAATGTGCAATCATCTTCTTGGAGAAGTCAAATAATCCATGCTGACTTAGGTGCAGCAGGGTCATAATGTTTAGCCTGTTCCATGAACAGCACTCATAAAGACATTCTAAAAACCTCTTGTGTATGGCCTGTACCTGGTATCCTGTTCGAGATTCCAGCGTAGTGAATGTTCGATTTTTCATAAAGTTGATTCTGGCATCCTTGTGACCTACAATTAACCCAGTTTCATGTTTTACCTGCTGAACCAGTTTTTCCCCATACAACCTTGATATGGTAGCAGTAGCAGCCTTAAACCATGACACATTGAATCCCTTCTTTGTTGAGACCACGGATGGAAAGTTTGTTGTCCAAAAGACATCCTTGCGTCCGTTTCGGACCAAATGCTGATTTTCAAGGCCATGCAGATCAAGGGTAGAATTCCAGTTGGAAATTGACGCAGGGTAGATTATCTTAATAGGTAAAAAGCACTTAATTGTGTTCATAGCAAATAGAAAATTGAGAACATCTCCGCTGATGTTAACATTGATGGCTGCTTTAATTGAGAAATCACTTGAGTAAAAAATGCTAATTGTGAACGCAGGTTCCTTCACAGAGTATTTCTTGATTACAAAATTGTTTATGAGTTTGGGGATGTTAATAATATTTTTGTAAACACTTGCATATGGTTGGCACTTTATTGTGGTATTTATGACCATGTTGGTATTAAACACATTTACTTTAAAGCTATTGACACTGATGTGTGACATTGGATGAAATGCACTCTTTAGGTGAGATTCTGGAACATAGGTACCTTGAAAATAATTCAGCTGTAATCCTTCAAAAAGGGGCCCATCCCTCGGTGCATATTGCATTTTTTCAAAGCATGCAACGAGAGCTCTGGCGGTAGTTGTACTGTGAACATGGCTTGCCGATTTAAGAGGCTTGTCACGAACAACATTTTTGGCATCAGCCATACACAGTGCTATCCTCATTATATTTGCTGAATTGTGAAACTGAATCCATTGTTTTACATGAGTTTTCCTAATAATTATAATTGTGGGATTCTTGGTATCTGGTTCCTTTTTAAAGTGTTTGATGTAACATGATGGAAAAAGAAAGGATATACCCTCGACATAGTTCAATATATGGTCTTCAAGCAATGTAACGGGCTGTGTGAGAGTTTGAGAGAAAAGATACTGTAGTGTTTCTGGAAAGTTTTGTATGTTTTTATTGATAATCTCTTTGAGATCCACGATGCAGCTATTTGTTGGCCAGCTATTTAGAAAAGTCAAGATAGCGAACAACCTACACTCTGCCATATATGCAGTTTTAGCCAAAGGTAATCTCTGAGTACTAGGTTGTCGTAGATGCAATGTTAAAAATGAGTAGTTAAACATGCATCGGTGCTGAATGTCTTTTGAAAGACCCGCCAGAAAAAGGTTCACACATTCATCCAGTTGCCTCATATTGATATATCGAGCCACCAACCTAAACATAAAGGACCAAGAAATTTGAGTGTTGCACAATGTGGGAATATAAAGCATTCTATTTTCATGATTAGAATCAATGATGCAATCAGTTTCTTCGAGGCTCAAGAAGCCATTAATGTAACAATTTGTGCTTATGAACTGTGAGATATGGTAAGATGTATCATAGATTATTAAACCTGGTCCAGAATACGGCGGACCATGGATGGTTCTATTCTTCATCTGTCCCGCATAACAACAGGGAACAGAAACTGCGCCCAATAAAAGCCTTCTCACTGCCCTGCAGGTATAAAAGGTTTTCTCATGAGCCATCATTCTGTCAAGAGCAATTATTGGTGAGTGGTGAATGTGCTCCAGTTTTTTATTTAAGGCTAAACCACAGAATATTTGAATTTGATTTTCAGAGTCTACAGATTTATTTAGCCCACTCACCATCTGTGAGCTCATAACAGGCAAAAGGCACACATCTTCCAATATGCAAAACATGATGGAGGTCAGCAAGCTTGAAAATAGGCCAATACCTTACTCGTTGACAGAAGCCAACCTTCTGCGTCAGGTTAAAGAAAGTGCAGCCGAAGGTCTGTTTAAGAGCTTCCAATTACTACTTGGAAAGGATGTTAGAGAAAACAGTGTAAAATTTGAAGTCTTATTGGGTGTATATACAAACGCCATTCAATTTGTCAAATTTCTAGAAACTGCACTGGCTATATCCTGTATCAACACAGAGTTTAGAGATTTGAAAAGGATGGTGGATGGCAAAATACAGTTTAAAATATCTGTTCCTACTATTGCACATAGTGATGGAAGAAGACCAAATAAACAAAAACAATATATTGTTATGAAAACCTGCAATAAGCACCACATAAGTGCCGAGATTGAACTTTCCATGACAGATATTGAAAATATGCACTTAGAACCCGAAACACCCTTGGACATGACGGAATACATTGGAACGGTTAAGACCATTACTTCAGCCTTACAATTTGGAGTGGATGCTATGGAGAGGGGTCTGGTAGATACTGTTCTCACTGTTAAGTTAAGGCATGCACCACCACTTTTTATCCTTCAGTCTTTAAGTGATCCAGTGTACACAGAACGGGGCCTTAAAAAGACTGTTAAGTCAGATCTGGTGGCCATGTTCAAGGACCATCTCATTAATCACTCATTCTTTATGGACAAGTCAGAGTTCTCAACCAATGGTAAACAGTATATCATCAGGATACTCACAGATCTCATAAACTCTGTTTCAGACGAAACTGTCTTTAAGGGCATGACCACATATACGACGGACAATGATGAACCAATTACTGGGGTTATTGAAACCACAGATAATATCATGAGAAAAATTTTGTCCATCCTAGGTGAATACAGAGATACAGTTATTGGTCCAGCTGCATATGCCTCCTATGTTATACGAGGCGAGAATTTAGTAACAGCTGTCAGCTATGGCAGAGCCATGAGATCGTTTGAGAATTTTATCAACAGGTTAGTGGAAAATCCAAGTCAACAGGATACAATCGCCAATCACTATGAGGGGTTGACCAACAACTACGGCTCTTTGCCCAAAACATCCATACCCGTGTCAGTTATAAAAATTGGTAATCAAAATATAGCACTTGAGAGTCTCCAGAGAATGTATAACGAGGCCCAGTGTCCCTTTCCACTCAACCGGAAAATGCAATATGCTTACTATTTTCCAGTAGGCTTATACATGCCTCGACCTCGATATACCACCTCTACCATGGTTAAAATGGAAGACGATCACTTTCTGTCCACGGAAGCATGGATTGTGAACAAAAACAACACTCCTCTATGCTTTAATTATCAAAACAGTTTAAAAACCATATGCCATCCCAGAGTCCATAATCCAGGTCCATCCCTCCAAGCCCTACAGGTTGCCTTTCCTGAAATTGATGAGGCTCTACATTATGGGGTCCATTCAAGACCAATGGGAAACATGAATCTATTTGAGCTGATTGAGCAATATTATGACAATAAAAACGATGCCATATGTTTACCCATAGCCCAGGCATGTAACATGTCAACAGATGACTTTCTACACCCTACCAACCACATGTTACTTCGCATGGAGCTCAACCCAATGTTTGACTTTTATGCAGAAATGCTTGATGGAAATGGTGCTGCATATAGGCATAGCCACAGAATAATGTCTGGTAATCTGCCGCAGCCGCTGGCACCCAATGATTTCCATGAGGCCAGAGGTAGGCAATTTGAAAGTGCAACTAATTTCAACCATGTTATTGATGATAGCACACTGGAAATTATACAAAACACGGCATTTGATACCACCTATCCAATTCTGTGCTATGTGGTTGAGGCTATGATACATGGACAAAAGGAAAAGTTTTTGATGAACATGCCCCTTATTGCCCTTTGTATCAACACATATTGGGCCAATTCTGGACACATTGCCTTTGTCAACAGCTTTTTCATGGTTAAAAATATATGCACATATATGGGCAGTGGAATGATTAATAAGGATGTGTATGCCATCTACAGAAAAATTATTGGTGAGATTGTCACCCTGAAACATGCTCTTATAAAGATGATTGGTACTGATACTGTAGACCGAGTAGACATCCAAGGCTATATTAATGCTATTTTTGATAAAAACCTTCTTCCACCATTTGCCTATGATGATATCTTTTCACATCTTTTGGAAGAAAATGATGAAATTAAATTTAGAGTCGGGGACACAATGTTTGGCAATGGGGACCGCTCTGATGACTTCATAGAGACTATTCTTGACCTAGAGAGTGCCAATAATGTGTCAGCAAACATTTACAATGCGAGAAATACCGTCAATTGGGACCAATTCCAGAAACTGCAACTAGCAGCTGGAAGGGAAAATATGGAGTCCCTTATTTTGGAGAAGATATATTATTACATATTTCTACCCGTTTGTACAAACGGTCACATGTGTGGCATGGGAGCAGACTTTGAACACATTGCCATGGCACTGGGCTATAATGGACCTGTATTTGGAGAGATGTTTAATGGAACAGACACCATCCTGGAACATTTGGAGAATGGGACACTTAGAGATATTCTCGTGGCATCTGAGATTAATCCAACTATTCAAATGCTCAGAATACTGGGAATCTCTTATATCAATTGTCCCCAGATATCACAGGCTGTAAGAGTCATAGGACAACGTGACATTTGTCAGAGATTAGGACCTGATAGAAATGCTTATGCAGAACACACTGTACTCATTAATTCATTTGTGTGCTTTGGAATACCTGAACGGATAAGACCCACTGCTGCTACAATTTTCTATCCAGTCCCATTCCACCAATTCTACTGTGACCCTCTAGTGGCAGCTAATTGGAACAATCCAGTCCAGATGTTTGTTGTCTCGAACAGTGGGCAACGGACGCCGGAAACATTCAATGTACCCGATGAGCTTATGGCTGAATATACAGAGTGGCACAGAGCCCCAATGACCAAGTATGTAACATCTTGCCGACCAACAACACAGGCACTGAGTACACTGACAGTGATGCATAATAAGCTATCTCCAATTGCATTTATCTGTCAGTCCAAAAATAAGATACATCCTGGTTTTTCCTTAACAGTTGTAAGGACCGATGAAGTGCTTTCTGAAAACATGGTTTACAGTGGCCGTGCATCTACCTCTGTATTTGTGGGGCAACCTTCTGTGAGCAGAAGAGAGGTGCGCGCCGATGCCGTTGGATTTGACATCCACCATGAACTTGCATCTTTAGACACCGGTCTGAGATACAGTAGTGCCACAGCATCTGCGCATGTTGCCACCATCACAACTGATATGGGAATACACTGTCAGAATCTCTTTGCTGCATTTCCCAATGAGCTTTACAATCATAGAAATATTAATAACTATATCGCCCAAAAGATAGGGGTAGAGAACAGTGTAAATAGGCACGATCCAAGGACGTTCATTGCCGGCATTGGGAATTCTACAAACATACCTGGTCTCAGTCATGGACAATATTCCATATGTGAAGTTATACTAACTCCTGTAACAGCAGATGTATCCTACTTTCAGAAACCCAATAGTCCGCGAGGACGCGCTTCTTGTGTGATTTCATGTGATGTGAATAACCATGAAAAGGCAGAACAATTTCTTTATGATCATTCCTTATCAGATCCTGCCCATGAATACAGATCCACCATTAATCCATGGGCATCTCAAAAGGGATCCCTAGGGGACATTCTCTATAATTCCACATATCGGCAGGTTGTAGCACCTGGAATCTACAGTCCTTGCAAGTCATTTTTCAACAAGGAAGAACTGTTGAAAAACAATAAAAGTTTCTATACCATGGTGAATGAGTATTCTCAGAGAGTGGGTGGGTATGCTGCAACCAGTAACACAGAATTGCAATATGTTGTTATTAATGGAACAGATTTATTTTTGGAGCAACCATGTATATTTATACAAGAGGCATTTCCTACATTGTCAGCATCTCATAGAGCCATGCTTGATGAGTATATGTCTGCAAAGTCAACTCATGCCCCTGTTCACTTAGGACAATATTTTATTGAGGAAACGGCTCCTGTCAAAAGAGTATTAAAGATTGGAAACAAGTTTTCTTTCTAGTACCTATATTTGGCAACCACTGGAACTTTAATCATGTTTACAGACAGCAAAATTACTATTTCATTGACATCAAGGTTATATGCGGATGAAATTTCTAAACTCCAGGAAAAGATTGGGGCTGTAGTCCCTATTGAAGCATCTCATGGTATTCAAAATATACAATCTCTTGGCCTGGCTGCCGTTGCTAACATGGGTGCAAGTTCGGATTATGTACTTATGTTCAACTATCTATCAAAGTGTACACTTGCAGTCCTGGATGAGGTCAATACAGATTCTTTGATTCTCACCAAAATACAACGGGACAAGGCTTATCAAATTAAAAATGTATACCAACCATTTTTTCAATGGAGTAATAATATTCAGCTGTGCGTAATGCCTCCAATGTTTGACAAAGATCTCAACTCCATTGAGCTTGAATCCAACAATTATACTATTATTTTTCCAGCAGTTGTACCCGTTGAGGTTGCCCATGATGCTTTGCAAAAGTTACTTCTTTACAACATTTATTCTAGGGTTCTAATTAATGAACCGGACCCTGCACTTATGAGAGAAGTGACTACCTACTGTAATTATGTAACGTATCTGGGCGTGCACTATCAGCTCAATATTGAAGCTAATGATGCTAGTGCGAGTCTGCGTTTACTAGATAATCTGGCCATGTATTTGTCCATCATGACTGTTTTGCTTCCAAGAGGGTGCACCCGTTTGCTGACATCACTAGTTAGATATGGGGAACATGAGCTTCTTGAACTATTTAGAAGATTAGTGCCGGATGAAATGAATGTTGTTAATCTTGAGAGAGTGAGTATTTATGAAGATTTGACAAAGCTGGGAATGCTTATGACATACTTACAAACCCTTGGGGCGGTATTTAATCTGGGACCAAGACTGCAGGTATCCTTGTATGTCACTGAAAGCTTGCTGGCAACTTGTTGGTGCTCTGATTGAACATACCAATATGGATGCTGAGAGCAGAATAACAAAGGTTATAAAACATGACGATGGAACAGTTCAAGAAGTGGCTACTGACCCAGACGGCTCCACAAAAGAAACATTCTACAAGCCCTACTTCCCGACCAAAGTTGCAGAGCCTATGCTGACGCCAAAATACTCAACATGTGAAGTAAAGAGATACGCCGTCTCTGAACCAACCAAACAAATGTTTTTCTACACTGCATTTGTTTCTTTATATATGTTAATTCTGATTATGTGGATGATTCCACTTAATCCTCATTTTCTACCGAAGCCTACCAGAAAGACTTTATTTCCCATCAGTTACCCAATATACTGCAACAGGGCCCCAATTCAAGATTATGTTCGAGGGTGCTATAATACATACTTTTGTGTAAAGGACATGGATATGCCAGAGATCCAGACACCTGCCGGTTCATTTTTCCCAAACTTTACAAAAAGTGGCGGCGGTGATGGAAACTATCATAAGGCTCTGAAATGGGCCTTAACTGTGATGAACAATAACTGCACAAATGTGACTATTCATTACAACAATAGCACAACATCAAATCGTAATGACACCGATTGGAAAATGGCTGAAGAAGTGTTGTTGGAAGCGCTGTTTATTCTACAAAGCAAGTGCCACCCAGAGGCATATCTTCTTAGCAAAGGATGGTGCGCGGCCTACAGAATGGGATTTATCTCAATACCAACGGTGACACGCTTGTCGTACACGCATGATTGCAACTTGAACTGGACTAAGTTATACTCCGACCCATACACCGCAATGAAGGGACCTGCATGTACTACGAACAGTACTTATGAACACCTGACATTCCCTGAACTTTTCTTATTCATTGAGAAAATTGTAATTGGAACGCAATAAAAAAGGTGTCAAAAAAATCTTTTATTGTGTAGTGCCTTGAATGGTAAACTGTTAGAATTTGACAGATGCATGGCCATAACAACTGCTACTAAGAGGTCATCTGACATATTCTTTGCCTTTGCATGATAGGTATGTCCGCCATCTTTGAGGGGTATACATTTGATAGATCTAATCTGTTCAATAAGGTAGCATACTGGATCATAAGATAATTTTATGGTGTTTGATATGATGGACTGGCTGGCCTTCAGTGTTCCAGAATTTAAAGCACAGATAAATGACTCGAATGCCTGAGATTTTTCCGCGCCAAGGATGTACATTGGCCACATAACCCCATTGGTCTTGTCAGCATGGTGATAGAATTTAGCTGGTATACATGAACATTCATCTATGATATTGGCAATGGCAACCGTCGCATCCTGACTGGTGTTGCCCTCAACACTGATGTGTATTTCTTTGACAACAGGATGGAGCAATGCCACTGATTTTATGAGTGAAAGTGCACATCTGGCAATATCGACGGTAGCAGAGCCCGTAAGCTCACTCAAAAAGTAATGTTCGCAGCCAAGCAGTACTTTTGTCTGATTGTGGAGACAAGCAATGATGGATATACCTGTACCAGATGCCCCCGTGTTGTTGGTAAATGCGGGGTCTATATACATATGTACAATGGGGTTCAGCATTTTACCAACAGCATCAGACAATGTATCGATCCTCACCATTTCAAATTGTGAAATGGCAATATCACTGACAACTTGAAATGCAGCTAAGTGTTGGTTGTCATTATCGCCCATGAGCTCTGATGAAAAAACACCATCCATAAATAAATTTGTGGTGTTTTTTATGGTAGTGTCAATTGTAATGTATGATGGGATGTGCAGTCTGTAACATGGACATGAGATAATTTTGTCCTGCAAATTAAAATCCTCCTTGTGTTCATTACATACATAACTGACAATGTTAAGTAGCCTTTCATCTGCACTTTTCAATTTGTACAGGAAACTTGTAGACTGGTCAGATGAATTCGAGGACGATATAAAAATCAACTTTGCATCCTTCTGGAGCATAAACCCTAGGATTGTTGGAAGTGCATCCTTTTTAATAAAATTTGCTTCATCAATGTACAGCAAATTGAAGGTTTGTCCTCTGATACTCTAAAAAGAAAGAATGAGTGAGGATATCGGACAGCAGGATCTGGACCAGTGTATGAAATTCTTTAATAGACCTATTCCAGATGTTGTATCAGAAACTGCCAATTCATTTTCTTATTTGAGAACTGTAGATAGTCAGATTCAAAAGCTAGATCTCTTGTGTCTCATTTTTGACCTTATTGGTACAGAGTGTGTACAGGAGATTACGAAGCTCGCTGGGTGTTCAGCAAGTCAGGGATGTCAGGACTGTCTGGATTGAATGCTGCACACCAGTGTGAATTTAGAATGGTTGAGAATATGGCCACATCTTACCACAATGTGCAAACAATTTACATGTGTGTGGTATGTGACAAATACCATGTATGTGATGGAGGAACTGAATGTCTGCCCCTCAACACTGGTGAGAACATGGTCTGTCTTTTTACTGGAAAATGTATGGCCGAAAATTTACAAAATATCAACTTTCTATGTGATGAAATCAAGACAAAGTGTGACAAAACATATGAGGATCACTCATTTGAAAATATACTGGAATCTTTAAAACAAGATATCCAACTGTATTTCTCAAGATCAAATTTAAGTGTAATTAAAAACAAAATATTTGATGCATCTGGAGAATTAAAGAAAGAAATTGACAAAGTACTAAAGTTAAGTTTCCAATGTTGCCAGCATTTGTTTGGTGAAATATCTTATGCATATGACTTAGTGTGCAGTATATATATTCATGTGATCATTTCAGTTTATGCCACCCAAACAGTATATGGCAATTTGCTATTTAAATGTACAAAAAATAAAAAGCATGATGTAGTTGTAAAAAATATTAGGGAAGTATGGATGTCCACACTAATAACTGGCGATACCGGAGACCCCATTGCGAACTGATTATTCCCACTGTCATACCTGAAGCTGTATTTTACCCATATGAATGGGGATCACTTAGTGAGGTGTTTGAAGTGAAGTTTCAGACCATATTTTACCAAACTCAAACTGCTAGCAAGTGGACAAAAATGTGGGCCAGGAGGTTAAGTCACACCCATAGTGTGGGAAACCTGACTCAGGGCATTGCCACATCATTTCCCATCTTTTTGGAAAACAATATCTGGCATCCGTTCAACATACTAATTATGAAATTGTCCAGACCATGCGGAGCTATAAAATTTATCAGATTCTTCTACTTGACTATTGTAAATGGATACATCAAGGCTTCCAGTTTACCTGAGACCGATTCATCAAGGCAAGAGATAAACCAAGAACAGGATATTTTTAGTGAGATTCTTAAGGACACACAGCAAACCACATACAGACATGATGCAAAGAGTATACTGAATCTACTACTCCAGTCAACAAAACCTATGGAGTGTAGACACCTGTCTCATTATGCCCTGGAAAGTACATCAGATCTCAGAGGCCAGATGAGAAAAGTGGAACATCATAACAAAGATAGAATACCAAAGACTGCGTATCCCCAGGCACTCCCCATGATAAGGTTTGGGAATGTCTTCACGAATGAAAGTCTAGTTTCGATTCCTACCCTTCACTGTTTTACAAGAAATAGGATCTGGATTTGCAGCTATGACAAATGTGACCTGGGGTTAGTTTCTTATTTAGACATGATTTCTGAGCAACAATTGAAAGCTATAGACCCACTTCTACTTGTTAAAGCAGAAGCAGATTGTTTTTACAGATGGGTGTGGTCCTTTGTTCAATCTTTGGAGAAAGAATGTGAAGACAAGCGCTATGGCTTCGCCCAAAATATTCCCATTTTCATTGAAAACACTTCCCACACTCTGGGCGCTGTCGCTGATCATTTTTATGAGGCATGTGTTACAATCACCGGCCTCTATAATGAAAACTCTGGATTGATTAAAGCAGCCCTGTCAAGAATGAATCATCAAGAAGACTATTGGCTGGATGTGATTGGAGTATGGGAACAGCGGCATTCTCATTGGGGCATACGCTTAAAGCTTAAATGTGAGAAGATAGAGGGGAAAGATATAAGTCTGGACAGCCTTATCTGTTGCACAGAGGGTGATGAAGAATTTGTGGAAAGCCTGAGCTCCAGTCACAGCTGTGTGGGAATACTGTACAGCTCCAGCCTTGTTTCATGGCTAATATTACCCGGAGGTTTTGCTATTAAAGGCTACTTTGATCTGTCTGTGCGTGATATGAAGTATTTGGTTGAAAGATATGGCGGCTAAAGACAGAAGACATCTGTTTCGACAATTTTTGAACAAGGAGTGCATTTGGGTTCCAAATGAGGCATCGACGAAACATACAAAGATTTTCACTTGTACTACAGCTGTCTCTCCTTATTGGAAAATGCACGGGCATATGGAGCCTCCCGGAGGTGGCAGAAACCACTTTATCAACATCACAATGATGGTTATGAAGCCTAAAAATGAGAAGACATGTGCGACATTTTATGTGAACGGTATTCTGCTTGACTGTGTTACACCTGAAGTCATTTTTACCAAAAAGGTGCCTCGTCCTTACAATATGTGTCTGATTTACTTTGGAGACCTGATGGACCCACCAATGCCTACGATCATCCCTGCAGAGCTTCGCAGCTTTTCATCTGAATTGTCAAAAAACTTGACCATGCTGGACTTGGTGAATACATCCAAGTCTATAAGAAGCAGCAAAGATTTGCCATCAGCGCCCCGAAGCATCGTACCCCTTGGAAAGGGTGGTGCGTGGATGGTGAACAATAACTTAATCCATTTTGTGGTATCTCCCGATATGCTAATGTGTTGTCCCGGCTTGCCAAGCTTTCCATCACTCACGCATATCATAAACCTCTTAACAAGGTGTGAAAATGAAGACTGTATACCCTGTCATGGAGCCGGGATTCATGTAAATGTAATGGATGGAGTTACAGAAGCTAAAAGTACGGGAAAATCTCATCACTGCCCATGCCTCATGCCTTGTTCGGCCCGAAGTTCAGATTACGCACCTATTACCGGGAATCATAATTTGCTGAGTCTACTATTTGATCCCCAACATCACAGGAATATTGTGGGATTAAGGTTTGTAAGCAACTCCCTTACACTAAATATTCAAAATATCTTTGTGGGGGTAACATTATCTGGAGATGAAATTATGTGTAGAAAGGAACCTTGGGAGCTGCTGAGGGTGTCTGCTTTGTTTAGCAGACTTTTTATATACAATTGTCAAATTTTAAAGAGAAAGTGCTTACATTCTTATTGAAGCATGTGGCACACATTAAGGTACTTGGTTTCTTACCCTCTCTTTTAAATAAAATGGTTCCATTTTCTCTTTTCACTTCAATGTCCTTAGATGGGAAAAATCGGTACATGGTGTTCATAATTTCAGTAAACACTGCATTGGAAACATGCTTCTGATGTGCAACGTAACCAATATGTAAATCTTCAATAGATGTCAATAAAATGCTTGTTATTGCTACAACTATCCACGTTTTCCCGTGTCTTCTTGGTATTAAAAAAACACTAGCCTTTTGTTTAAAGATTTCCATCGTGTCAGTTATCATGTCACTCATATCAAAGTAATGTTTAAAAATGTTGAAAAGTTGAACACATGATGCTGGTGCTTTTATTGAAATTAAGAAATAGAATGTATGCAATATAAGTTGTTTTTGAAACGGCTCTATGCTGCTTGTTTTTGACACATATGCACCATTCAAAAAAGATGATAGGTTAATGATAAAATTTCTAAGTTCTTCAAATTTGGGACACTTGAGGGAACATTGGTATGTTGTGAGTGCAGACTGAAATTCAACTTTTGCATCATGCTCCACTGGCACATCTTCTCTAAAAAATGACTTGATAGAATGGGCGAGTCCATCAATTAGCATTTGCCTTTGTGTGGTCATGTACCTTGGAGTTCCCACATCACTGGTAAAATCAGTTGGTATATAAGGGTTGAAGTTTCTACAGTAGCATTCAAGGTTTGCACTATACTGATTAATTCCCGAGAGGACACCAAGAAACGGATGGGGCCATCTTTCGGCCTTTTTACAGGAGGAAAAAACTAAAGGATTATTTTCCCAAGTGGATATCTTCTCAGAATCCCGTTTTTTAAGATCTTTATATGCCTTCTGCAGCTTAGGTAATATTTTAGCATAAAGCATGTTTAATCTTTCAATGTTACAGTGCAATGGAGACCCAGAGCTTAGCAAAAAATACAAAAAGGGAGTGGAATTGGCTCTAAGGCTTGCAGAGACTAGTCCTGGGCAGTTTAAACTTATAGAGAGTCCAATAAATAGCTTTTTGATAGTCACAAATATTTCACCAGATGATGATCGAAGTTGGGATTCTACAGTATCTTATGATAGATTGGATTTTAAATCCATTCACCTTCCAAGACTGGCGTTGTTGCGCCAATTAGTCACTTATAAACAAAATGATACTACTGACAAGGAAGAGGTCCGGATGACACGCAATATACATGGACCTTATATAACATATGATAAATCAACGTGGCAAAAAGTCTTAGAAACAGATAAAACTGTAATTATCAATGAAGCATTGGAACTCTTGAGCTCGCCGGAACAATGGTTGTTTTGCTACCCCACAGATCCACTCCCATGGTTATGGTTGTTATTCTATGGGCCCAAATCCTTTTGCACTGATGGGAACTGTCTATATGCCAAATTCTTTCATAATTCTGGATTGATTTTGTTTCCTCCCATTATATACCAACCCTCAACTGACATATCATCCTTCATGAATATGGTATGCAAATATGTGTGTGTTCTTTATAAGAATCAAGACTTGTCAAAATTAATAGGAGACCAGGTCATCCCTTTTGACAGATCGAGATTGGAGAATGTTCAATCCCTAATATCAGACATGAATTACAATGATATTCATGTGACAAAACTGTGCCTGTTATGTGCTCTATATAAACAAAATCAAACAACATATCACAATGTTGAACACAATCAAGGTTGTATTATACTAGAATGCGCAGAAAAGTATATAAATAATAGTGTGGGGAGAACTAAATGTTTGCACACAGGTGACATTGTTTTATGGCCGTCATACAATATTGCTGCTATTGTACAACATTTTAAAAGCCATGGAAAGGGCACCCTTGAATAAACAGCTACTGTTGAAAAACTTAGAAATTGCCGTTAACAAACAGGTTACAGTTTCTACATGTGACAGATTTGGAAAGGACAATTCATTGTTTAAGGCCCAGTTTCAATTTACAACTGACCTAATCAAAGCACAACAGCATCGGGAGAGTGAATCTCATTTCCAGAAAAAGGTTGCAGGTCTAGATTCTCGAATCAAACAGAAACAATCTGAAATTTCTTCTCTATCATCTGTGGATTTAAGAAAATTTTCTTACCTGGAAAAGCTTACTGAACGTGTAGAAGAACTGAAAGATATATTGGAGGTTGAGCTGCCAGATGATGGAGGAATACAGGATGAACTTTCTGGAGTACAATCTGATGTTGACAATGTCATCCTCAACTGGAGACTCGAGGCAATGCCACGATGTCCAACAAGTTGAGGATTATGCACTCAGCCTATTAGCAATAAGGCTTAACCATCTGGAGGTGAGCAGTCTGTCTTTTGAGAATTCGCACATGTCTGTCATCCTGCCCAATTACATGAATCAATGTGACCACCCTCCAGTGGATAATCAAGAGCAAATATCTAGAGGAACTTATGCCAACATTTACTCAAGTTCCCCTGGTATATGTGCCAAGGTTTTCCACACAGAGCAGGCATTTTTGCACGAGACCATTGTGGCAGACCTGATTTCCATCGCCAAGGAACACTATCGAGAGGATGTGAAGCACTTGAGTCTCCAGACCTACCTTGGTGCTTGTCATATCTGTAAGACAATCTGGTATCCCAGATATATGTGTAGTCTGGACAATTTTTTTGATCTATCTACGCAACATATCCCAGACCTTTCTAGGGAGTTTTTAGCTCTCAAGGATGCTGTAGAGTTTCTAAATTTTAAATGTGGCCTGTTCCATTCGGATGTAAGTGCTGACAATATTCTAGTTGAACCAATGGGACATCCGAATACTATTAGGTCACTGATTTTGGCAGATGTGGGCATAGGAACAATTCATGCAGGGAATGCTTTTAAAGCTATTACTGTAAAAGGAAGAGATGGAGGAATACTTTACAATATGTACAACTTTAAAACCCCTTTCTTGGTATGCAAAGATGATGTAAAACCTCTGTGTATTCTGCGAAGATGTTACCTCCTCAGAAAACACTCACATGGCATAGATGTGATGGATACTGGGGAGCAAATGGTGGGCCAAAAAATGGCATTCTTAATTGACATCTCTGCTTTATGTCAAGTATTCATTTCAATGTTAGCAAGAGTTATAGAATTGACAGGCGACTGCACTTATGACTCATGGTTGCTGGAAATACAAGACAATCTTGAAAGTACTTATTACCTGACTTTATTGGCACCCAAACTCTTTATGTATGAGTTACTGGCTAACTTATGGGGAATAGACATTGATGTTGGTATCAATAGTATTGGGGTAATGGCACATGGCCAGCTGGAGGCTCCACACAGAGCACTACTTAACCGGGCATATGAAGAGTTCAAACAGCACTTTGAGCCTTTGATCTCACCCAGCTTTCTACAGGCTCTAAAAAACAAAGATTTACAACGTACATTTTTAAACCTATCTGAATTAGACTATTTTGAACCACGTGGAGCTTCACAAAATGGACATTTTAGACAACAGAACACTCCTGGAAGAGGCACACAATCTAGAAATTGGAGAGCAGCTTAAAAAAATGGCGGAGTACACATTCTCAAATTTTATCAGAAGTAAGCCAGTTCAAGAGGCCATTGCCAAGAAGTGCTTTCTTCCAGAAATGCCTACAATGAGGTTTGTGTATATTTACTATCTATTTAAGAAGATTTACAGCTTTATTGGAGATGAGCAAGTACTACATAAATATGAAACCGAGTTTAAGAAGAATAGCATCAAAAATCCAACACTCAAAGATGTTGTTTCTGTTTGCTCCAAAATGGATCTCACCACAAGAACTGACATCTGTATGATGATTGAGAATATGACTAGAGGACAAAGTGACAATCTGCTATGGGAGATATTGAGGGATGGAGTGATCTCATCTTCCAAGTTGCTTAAGGTTATCAAGCAACAGGCATCAGACAGCAAAATATTTGATCCTCTACCAATTCAGAAGAATCATTATGTTGCCAGCCCTATTGCATTTGGGGTACGAAATGAGAATACAGTGAAAACTCTACTGACACAGTTAATTGCCAAAGAGTCATGGTCTAATGTCACCAACTTTGGTTTCATGTTGAGCCCACTAGATGGCATCTTTGGTGTCTCACTTGACATGTGTCTGAAATCCTCTGTAGATGCTGAGAATAAGGTCGTGTTTTCATCTCTCACTGAAATTTATGAAATAAAATGCAGGTATAAATATCTTTTCTCAAAGTCTGAATTTGATCACATCTATAAAAAATATGATCAACTCTATAATAACCCATGCAAGTCAACATTGGTGGATTTTATCAGCTCCATACCAAAACCTGCAGTTGAGCATGTGCCCCGAGGCAAAGTACCTTCCCAGAATGACTATCTATTGTCTTTTGACAAGCTATGGAATTTTAATCCAAGACAGAGGAAAAGAAAGATGACTAATACCCACAAGGTGACGGAACAATGCATGAAATATAACTGCTACACCGAATCTAAAGTCATTATTTTGACTGATCCCGCCCTAACATCAGGAAATATTTGTATTAAAGATACATTCTTTGTAGATTTGTACATCAATCCCCGACATGCATATTATTATCAAATTCTCTTGCAGTATAAAATCGTGACTAACTACATACAGTTCAGTCACAACTCAGGTTCAAAGCTGGGAAGCCCATCAACATATATAGTGACTGCTTTCTTTAGAAAGCGAGACTCCAGTGACTTCAAACGAACCTACATCAATCAAGAAAAAAATTTATTGGATCCATCGCTGGAGATACCAGTGCTTTTGATTATTACACCAGTTTTTATACCCCACGATCCACTCATCGCAACGCTCGAAAAGGCTATTGAATTTTGGCAAAAGTCTGTACAAGAAGAATTTCCATTTTCACCATGGGCATCATCATCTCTATGTGCTTTAGGCGACATAACCCCATAATGGATGTTGAAGGAAGACAGATTAATGTTGAAGAAGACTTTGAGGAGTTTAATGAAAATGATGAACTGTTAATGCAAACTAGAAATACGAATAGCAAACGTCCCCCCACTCCCTACACTGATGTCTCAATAAAAATGTGATTGACAACTGATTCTTTCTCATATTTCTTTATTCAAATTCCATTTCATCACTTTCATCCTCTAAAATAGCAGAGGAAAGAGCATTTTGCTTCAGTGTGCGCTTTGGTAATTGTTTGGGAGATTTTGTAAATTTAACAGTGTCATATGTTGTGGAGGGTAGAGCGCTGTAAGCTACATGTCTTCTCGATAAGATAGCTCGAGTCATCCTCAGGATAAACGCAGCAAATGCGAGAATTGGGATAACTGCAATATTGATTGCCACTGTTTTATGGATTTGGGCTGCCACAAATATCTTCTCATAACGTACCAGGGGTAAGATAAGAATTATGGAAGAAATAACTGTTCCAATGTAAAAGCCAAATTGATAGTTCATGTATTGATATAGCCATACCTCAGTGGCAAAGTACCAAATCAATGGGATGATCAGGTACAGATTAACTGTTCCAAAAACAATATCAGAAACAACGACGTAAAAGCTATTGCCTATGGCCATCATAAAGCTCAAACAAAATACAAGAGTCTCCATGGCAAGCATAGTTAGATGAATATTCATCATAATAGGTTTTAGCGTATTCACAACAGTCTGCAAAAGATTTCCCTTTGGGATGCTTCTCTTAAGTTCCGCATTTGTCCAAGTTGTAGAAATTCCAGTAATGTAAAACTCAGTATACAAGACAGACAGTAGCCAATGTACAGTGTAAATGAATGCTGCAAGATAAATATGCTTATATGAAAGTGTATGGATAAAAAGCTGAATTGTCCATAGCTTCAGGATACTCATAAAAATCAATGTTGGTGATCCTGAGGCAAAAATCCACTGTGAAAGAACATTTAGACCATCTACATGCTTCTTGGCTCTACAAATTGCAACTGCAGCCAGAAAATAGTACAGCAGACAACAACAGTCTGCTAAAAATGACACAGTAATGTAAAAAAACATCTCTGGTGCTTCTAAGAACAGAGTAGGTGTCAAATGCCTTGCCACATTCTTGGCACGGAGGTCCATAGAGCTATAGTTTACTAGGTTATTGAAATAGCATGGAAACCCAAGTCCCGGAAACATTGCCACTATAGGAACCACTGCAGAGCATATAAACATAACAAGATAAATAATCAGGAGCCTGGTCCATATTTTGTAGATAAAAATATCATTTTTTGAAGACTTCATTTTGGACATATTGCTCAAACATGCAATTGCAGATCGGCCCACAAGTTTAAATAAATTGGGAATTACTTAATGAACTTAAATAGCAAGTGTTGGGCATACTTAAGCTAAAAACATCTCAACATTATGTATGGAATGGTTAAAAGAATTGATCTTTTTAATGTGTATCATGCAAAACATGGATCCTATATTATTTGGAGTGTTGGAATTGTTGATGTGGAGAATCTTCAAACTGACAACGATGTACGTTGCTTTGTTATCTACCGCCTTTCGCAGAAAGAGATTGAATATATTCCAGAACAAAATGAAACGGAAATGACAACGCAGTATGTACAATGTGCCAGTAATTTTATTCTGTGGGAGTACGACCTAAGATTAAAACATCCTCTCCTGGGCCCATTGTGTTCTCAGATAGGACGAGTGATTTATCATCTAAAAATTGACCAGAACATTCTTACAGCTGCCTGTCCACAAAGACTGGTACAGTGTGAAGATTATTCAGGTCTCAGATTTGGTGCATTGATTTGCGAGACCATACTAAAAAAGTCATCCATTGAAGGAACACTTGATGTTGAACAACTAGATCTTTTCCTCAAAACAAAACAGGGTATTTATCAATTCTTCTCAGGAGATACGGACTCCCGTTTGAAACGGACCAAGATAGAAAGTGAACTTGATATTTTGGACATTTTTAAACCCTGTAGTTACAGTTTGCAACTAGGGGATGCAAATGTAGACCTTTGTGTACCGAAGGCTGCGGTTGATGTTCTTATAATAAATCATGAAAGCATATGGAACAGAGCTTTGATTATATTTTTTCGAGCCCTCTATAGGAAAATCTATGGGGCCCATACTGGGTTGAAACCATGTTTACATTATGTGTTTCCGGGATACTTTAAGAATGGTTCAATTTTTGCCCCGTATTTTTCATCATTTCCATTCGTCTCAATGCAATTTACCAGAGACATGACCACAGTTGACAAGAAACTCCTAATCTCTGATCAATTGATTGTATTGGATGTTGCTCATGCTTCTGGAAAAACCAGTATCAATAATCAGATATTGATGGATTTTGTGTTTAAAGTTCCCAAACAGTTACAAAATAATATTGGATTGTCATGGCCTCTATGGAATTCTGAGTTAAACAGCCAAATATGTGACACAGACGGTCGTGGTATACACATCAGGAAGCCACATTGTTTTATCAAGCTTACATTCACGCTGAAGTGTATAGCTGATGATTATTCCCCCCATTCCATGGAAATCCTGGATATGTACTCTACTGGCCGTTTGAAGGCCCATTTAACAAATTTTTACAATCACATTGTTTATTGCATTATGCACTGGTGCCACAAGAACAATTTCATCTGGGTCGCATTCTACAAAAACCAAGTCTGTATTGCCTCTCAAAAAGTCCTGGACCTTCCTGCGGTGAGTAGAAATAGCAGCAAACAAACATATCCGGGGAAATTCTAGCAGACCATAAAAACAAACTACACATTTCCTCTTTTTAGGTTTCAATGTGTACCACCAGACTCCACACATGCATACGAGAAACCTTTGGGGAGGCCTTCCACATGTCCATAGAACATCGCATTGTTGACATCAGTATTTGTTTCATCTGGAGAGATTTATTGTGGCTGGGCTTTAATGACTACGTGCAAACTACTAGACACTGTCATTCATGGCTGGAAACACTGCAACTTCTTTTAAACCTCCACTGTACCAACACTGAACCCGAACAAATACTACATACAATAATGGATATAATGTGGACAGCAAAAGACAGCACCAATTTCTGGTTACTTCCCCATAGCTTTGCAGGTCAGGAACCAGATCAAGGGCCACTTCCTACTGACTGTCTAGGAACTAAAAATATGTGTATTTTTACTGACTCAGGCTGCTGTAAATGGAACCCAGACTGGGGAATACCTGTGAACCTTCCCTATAGGGCATATTCAAACAACCTCTTAGACTTCTACAGCATATTGAAAACAGAACCTGAAGACCCATATCACAAAAAAGTTTTAGACTGTCTCCAGCAAATTTTTTATTTATTTTGAGAATATTCTAAATTTTACAATATCCCCAATACAGATTAATTTAATAAACTTTATAATGTATTTATTGGAATAATGATGTGTCAGGAACGTGGGGCAATAAAATAAATTGAAAATCTGTTTTGTCTGTGGTTCCTTTGGAGCTCCAGTCTCCTCTTCCAGTCTATGAGATGAACAGAACATTGCAGAAATGAGATCCTTACACGTCGGGTCAAATGACTGGACGGCCTTGTATATGTTAAAGTTATCGAGGCCCTTGGCCCAGTGTTCTGTTTCGTCCTTCTCAAAACTGTAAAAATCAATCATAGTAGACAGGAGCACTTCTATACCATGCAACAAGAAGGTTGCATCTACGGATGAACATCTCGTATGTATAAACCTTGCTCTTCTCAGACACTGTAGTATTAGCTTCAAGCTGGGCGTGACCATGTTTTCAATAGCAGATAACAAAATACATAATTCTGCCAGATAAAAATTATCAGGTTTGTAAAGAAAACATCTTTCTTTCAGCACGTGCTGGAATATATCCAAGGTAAGCACCTTATCTTCACATGTCAGTATGCTGCATATTGTAAAACCCACAAAATGTGGGGAATTTAATCTTGCCTTCACATGTCCGTCCAAATCTTTTATGTTTAAGTTACCATTAGAGTCTACAAATACAGGGGAGTTTGATGCTACACAAATGTTCTGATTCCTACTGACTTCCAAAACAAGACGGGGAATAATGGGATATTGGTAAACCACATCTGTAGACATATGACTTTCACTGCAGAGCTTGGACATTATCAACTCCATAGTTGTAAGAACCAATTGCACAATATTTCCAACCAATATCTGAAATATATATGGCAAGTCTACTTACAGAGTATAAATACTCTGTAATCTCCAAAAAGTTTAAATCGGAATATGAGTCTCTGAGTAATTCCATATCATTTAAACCTGCTATCATGTAAGTGAATGGCCCCAATAAAATAGAAATGGTATCTTGTGTGTACCTGACACATAAACGCTGTCCTTGATTATCAACAACGGGTGCTAATTTAAAACTCTGAATAATTTCATGTTCCCAAAGATTAGTCAGATCTTTAATAAGCTCTCTAAAGGGTGGAACATATTGTGAATAGAAGCTGTTAACAACAGACTGACCTTTTGGAATCTGACTAGAGGTGAGATGGGTGCCAGAGTACTGCAACCCTGACAGAGCCGTCATTGTATCCATTGTCAGCAGATTAAAGGGTCCCTCAGATACAGATGGACACCCCTGCCGGGTCTCGTCACTGACTTGGCTTAACTGATTTTCAATCTGATTAATCTTTCTGATGAAGAACTCCCTTTCTTCTTCTAATTTGTGAATGGTGTCAAATTGCTCATTAATTTGATGAGTTAAACATCTAAAAATATTGTTGGAAACTTGTTTTTTCAAACCATCAAAGGTAGTCTCAGCAGTATTGTCTCCAAATAATTTGGTCCTGTCTACCATTTTCTGAGACACGTCAGACACAAAGTCTTCCACCACATCACTGACCCCATTAACTGTCTTATTTTCTGCCAGTTTAATCAGAAGCTGCATCAACTCTTTTTTTGGATCGCTTTTTTTACCAGATTCTTCCAGGTGATTCAATATATCCTTATAAACATTTGCACAACTGCTGCTTACAATTGCTTTCAATGGACCGGTGTTTAGAAGCTGGCAAATTTTGGCGTGTTCTGTAGCTCTATGGCAAGCCATGATAGACTCGTACATCCTCTGAAGCGGGCTATCGAAAAAAAACTGTCCACTGCCTATAGTGGGAAGATTTACTACTTCAACATCTACTTGCTTGTTTTGGTAAGTACCACTATATGTACCGCGTATAGGGTCATACTCTACTGTAACTTCTAAAAAGCTGGGAATATAAACGGATGTTAATTTTTCAAGAAGAAAAAGAAGGTCTAGTTTCATGGATTCCAATATAGAAGTAAGGCTCTTGTTATTTTGTGAGAAGAAAGACAAATCCTTCCTAAGACAGGTTTTAATTCGATCAGCTACCTTCCGATCTATACCCTTTCTCACAATGGGGACGATGCCTAGTGTCATTACCCAATCCACATATCTTTCATATGATAGTATGGACTTGGAGTGTAAGATAAAATTCATATTTTTAACAACCAGCTCATCCACAGTCATTTTCATGGTACTGTACCAAGACTGGAAGGTTGAAATTCTAAATGCATAGTCATCATACTGTTCACGAGACCATCGCTTTCTAACTGAAGATTCGTATCTTGTCCAATCCAGTAGAACATCATCATAGGTACAACTGGCAAGGGCAGTTTTGTAAAGATAGATGAACAACTGTCTAAAGAACACACCGGGATTTCTAACAGCATTGTATAATGTCTGTCCAGTAACATACGAATATTTTCCCTGCAGGATCTCAAAGAGGCGGACGGACTGCTTGCTAGGGTGTACCACAATGGAACACATGTCCAAATCCTTCTTTCTAAATATGACCTCAGATGCAAAGGTGAGAAAGATAGTAGAAGAGATTAAGTCACTATCAGAAAAGACTACAGCGGATGTGCCAGATATAGACTGGTTTGATCAACAGTTTGACCCAACAGACGGTGGTCCCTTGCTACCCTTTTCTGCCTATGTGATTACAGGCACGGCGGGAGCAGGAAAGAGTACAAGTATAGCAGCTCTTCATCAAAACCTAAACTGTTTAATAACAGGTGCAACTGTAGTGGCCGCTCAAAATCTCTCGAAATCACTAAAATCCTTCTGTCCTACTATTTATTCTGCATTTGGCTTTAAATCCAAACACATCAATTTAACCAACAGGCATCACATGGCATCTAAATGTCAAACAACTGACATAAACCAAATTCAGTACGTGCTGTTATCGGAATATTGGCCTGTTATAAACAGTATCAAGGAAGAATTTGTGAAGAGGAAAAAAAGGGCATGTTACGAATACCTGAACTCGGGGACAGTACACCTCTGGACTACTCTGGGTATGCCTCAACTCTGGACAACCAACATAATAGTCATTGATGAGGCTGGGACCCTATCTTCGAACATACTGATGGCAGTAGTGTTTTTCTATTGGTTCTACAATGGGTGGTTGAGAACCCCCCTCTATAAAAAGGGCAAATTACCATGTATCGTTTGTGTTGGCTCTCCAACACAAACGGACGCATATAGATCATTGTTTAACCATGAAAAGCAAAAAAATGTAATATCTGAATGTGACAATATATTGTCCTTTCTTATTGGAAACAAGGTTGTGGCTGATTACACTAATATTAGCACACACTGGGCCCTATTCATAAATAACAAGAGATGTACAGACCCTGAATTTGGACATCTACTCAAGGTTTTGGAGTATGGGCTCATGCTATCTGATGATATTATTGCTTACGTCAACCTATTTGTTGTACCTCAAACCCAAATTCTAAATCCTATGGAGTTTATAGGATGGACAAGATTGTTCCTGTCTCATGCAGAAGTCAAGAACTACATAAGTTCCCTACACAATGCCCTGTCACTAACTACAGATAATTCAGAGTGTATGCTGTTCACTTGCCCAATAGTATGTGAGGTGTTCAACACCGCCCTTGAAGAATACAAAAATGCCATCAACTTACCCCAAATGACAGCAATTGAATGGATGACCAAGAATCTATACCGTCTCAGCAACTATTCCCAGTTTGTTGATCAGGACATGATTGCAGTGAGCACGGAAATTTCTGAAAAATCAACAAAAGTCACATATGTCACCAAATTTGTAAAAAATAGCTATGTATCTGTAAATGGAAAGACAAAAAAATGTATCTGTGGATTTATGGGAACATATGAATCATTTAAAAGGGTCCTGGACAATGAGACATTTTTAGATCACTATGCTAATGAACAACCGCAGCATGTATACTACTTTCTAAGTGTACTGTTATATAACTCAATGTACTCATTTTACAACTATGGAATAGATACCGGGAATTTTGATTACCTTTACAAGCTTAATGAGATTCCAATTGCACAAAGTCTTCTGCACTGTGAGATCGATGTTGAGAACTTAAACGGCATAGACCCGGAACAAGACATATTTTATCTCAAAACACTGCCACCTCCCAATGTAAACTCCACAAGTCTGGCAACATTGATTATGATATATAACAGTTTACGGGATATATTCAATAGCAGATTACAAATAGCAATTGATTTTTTTGGAAAGGATTTTTTGCAAAGGGGGTGCAGTACATTTACATGTAATATGATTCTAAGAAACAATATAGACTATGTATGTATGGATAAAATAATGGGCCTGTTGGATTATGCATCAACCATTGAGTCATATCAACTAAAGGGGTACACATTTGCCCCCATCTATTTTGGACGGCCGTTCCAAAGCTCAAACATGAGTCAGGACCTGAGAGAAAAAATGCCCACAATGCTAGTGCAAGATTCTATGGGTTTCATAGCCTGCCTAGAAAATAATATTTCTAAAATGAGTGAAACCATTGAGGGAGGAAATCCAATACACCTGTGCAGTGTGGGGGATTATGGTATAAGTTCAAAGCTGGCAATGACAATTACCAAGGCACAAGGTCTCTCTTTGGACAAGGTAGCTATATGTTTTGGAAGCCACAGAAAAATAAAAAGAAGTCATGTGTATGTTGCATTATCACGAGCCAGAGATCCTAGGTTTATAGTTATAGATAAAAACCCACTGGTAGATCCAGAATGTGAGCAAGATATCTGCACCTCAACAAAATACATTGTAGAAGCCCTACATAACCCACGTACCCTGTTAGTTTACTAAATAAAGAAACAAGTCAATGTGCAAATGGAGTCATTTTATCCTTTATTTCATAGAACAGGGAACATTTATTACTTCTGAAATATTAACAAATATTAGGCCACTTGCGAGAGTGAATGAAAGAAAAAAGATAAAATAGCATTAATTTAACCATGGCCAATTGTAGTCATCATCCTTTATCGGTGGGGTATCCAGCATTTCATGTTCAGAATAATCCACATGTGGCTTCAGTTTCTTCTGTGTTTCTGGAACTGTGCCAATGGTCGGCGTCCTGGATCTCTTACTGCCCATGTCAGCCGTATGTCCAATAGGAGGACGCAAGTAGACAAACTCATCTTCTTCATCTGATGATGAACTGTCCGTTTCAACAATATTTAGAGATTTTGTCACCATTGACTCCATTTCATTGGAGCTGTAAGAGTCATCGGATGTATCCTCATCCACAGACTTCCCATCATTTTCACAGTCCACATCTGAGAAGGTTTCATCAGACGAATCTGTATCATCATATCCCACAAACCTTTCTTCTTCACTACTACTACTATCACTTTCTGGGTTTGAAAACTTTGGAATGGAGTGAAGTATATCAGGGCCATCAAATCCTTCTGGATAAAATACTTCATCATCACGCACCATTGATTCGACATCCGTAGAATTTCGAGCATTGGAGTAGGTCAGCTGTACCAGAGATTTAAATGGTGGAAATTTAAAGTATGTTGTTTTCTTTCTCCGTGGAGCACCTTCCAAATCAAACAATCTGTCACCATTGCCAGTTTTCCCATGTTTAGCTGTCTGTGTCTTCTTTAAAAACATAGCCATTTTAAGCATTGATTGTCCAGTCAATCACACTCTTACCATGCTCTGCCAGGTATTTATTTGCTTGCAGAAAGTGGCCACAGCCCAGAAACCTTGGCCAATAAGAACTGCCACTATTTTTAGCTGCCAATGGAGACGGATGTTGTGATTTAAGCACCAAATGTTTACTAGTATCAATTAAAGCACTCTTGCTTATTGCCTTACTTCCCCATAACATAAAAACACAACAGCTGAGATTGTCAGACAGACGAGTTATAATGTGGTTTGTAAACCACGTCCATCCAATGTCACTATGTGACCCGGGTCTCTTTGCCTCCACAGTTAATACTGTGTTTAATAATAACACACCTTGTTTAGCCCAGGATTCCAAGCAACCGTGCTCTGGTGGTGAAAATTCAGGATAGCAGTTGGACACTTCCGTATATATATTTCTCAAACTGTGAGGAACTGGAAGTCCCTTATTCACACTGAATGCATGTCCATTCGCCTG